CTTCTTAAGAAATTAAAATTTGAAGAGCAAAGCGAAGATGTGATGGAGTTTGGTATGATTCCTATTCCAGCACATGTTTATGATAAAGCTTCACCAAGCAAAAAAGCTAAAATCAAAGCATTGCTTAGCTCAAGAAGAGCAAAAATTGTTGGTGCGGTTGCAGGAGCAGGAGCAGCAATGGGCGGATCGTATGCCGCTGGTAGAAAAAGTAAAAAATGAATGGTGTAAATTTGAGTGGAAATAAGTTCACCGTTGATATTGCGGAGGTAAACTCAGCAGTAGAAGCGCATAACTTAGACAGAAATATGAATATCCCAACTTTCGATACAGAAAATGGGTCGTTTCAAGATTTTATTAATTTTTTAAATTTATACTATAGAGAAGTTGTTCAGGCTAAAAAGTCCTTAAAGGACAGCATCCAGAACTCCTGAATATAGTAGAACAGACCGCGAGCGAGGCGTGGCGACCCGCTGATCGCAGACCTCCCTGGCAATGGGCTGAAGATAATTTCCAAGTAGCTGTTTCTCCATTCCCGGGTAAGTGGCGTTCATCAAACTCGCCTTGGGTGAGAGAGTTTATGGAAACCTTTGCTGATAATAGAGTAAGGACTCTTTCTATTATGTGCTCAGCTCAAAGTGCAAAGACCGAAACGATGATCGCGTCTCTTTGCTGGCTCATAGCCGAAGACCCAGGGCCGTGCATGTGGGTAACTTCCAACGAAGATGAGGCATTGAAGTTTGCAAAAGAAAGGCTTATGCCTTCGCTAAAAGCTTGCGAAAAGGTCAATAGACATATGCCTGTAAGTAGAGAACTCGCTAAATCAAAAGAAATTTATTTCCCGCATATGACACTTGAGGTGGTGGGCTCTAATGCTCCTTCTAAACTACAGTCCAAGCCAAGAAGGTGGTTGTTGCTTGATGAGGTTCGTAACTGGCCTCCTGGTGCTCTCCCGATGGTTTTAAAAAGAACTAGAACCTTCTGGAATGCGCGACAAGTCATTATATCAACACCTGATACTGAACATGATTCAGTTCACCAAGAGTACTTACGTGGAGATCAAAGAACCTGGCATGTTGAATGTCCAAGTTGCAAAGAAAGCCACGGGTTAGATTGGGAGAACATGAGGTGGGATACTAATACAAAAACAAAACCTGACCTGTACGATTTTGATGCTTTAGCGGACACAATAAGAATGGAATGTCCGCACTGTGAACATAAGACATATGATACGCCATTAGAAAGGCGTAGGCTGACTGAAGGTAAGTGGATTCCTCAAAATACAAATGCCCCTAGTTCAAGAAGGAGCTACACATGGAGTGCGATATTACCCCCTTGGGTTCGCTGGAGAGAGCTAGTGGAAGAGTTTATAAATGCAAAGAAAGCTCTTAGCTGGGGAGACCCTCAACCGCTTAAAGCATTTATAACAGAAAGTTTAGGTCAACCTTGGGAAGATAGACTTAAGTATGGGAATACTATGTCCTGGTCAGAAGAAAGACAGGGCGAGTATAAGCTTAAAGAAACCTGGAATGATGGAGAGCGTAAGTTTTTGGCAGTAGATGTTCAAAAAGATTGCCTATATTACGTCTGCAGGCAATTCGGAAAGCATGGGACATCTCGTCTTTTTGATTATGGAAAAATAGCAGACTTCTCATCTCTTCGTGAATTGATAACCGAATTAGGTGTGGATAATGATGATGTCGTTATTGACTCTGGATATATGGCAACATCCGTATATAACGAAGTTACTAAATCAGGATATATGTGGAAACCCATGAAGGGCGATGATTATCAATATTTTGTTGTTGAGGGAGTGAGGCAACCATACAAGGATACCTTAGTTGACCCAGCAATAGGAACATCAGCGCAGGGTCAAATCAGACCAATTAGACTTTTTGTTTACTCAAATCCATCCATAAAAGACCTACTTGCTGAATATAAAAAGGGACTCGGCCCTAGCTGGCAGCTACCGAAAAATGTGACACGTGATTATGTAAATCAAATGTCAGCAGAGCATAGAGAAGAGATGGTCGATAACTATGGCAAGGTAACTTATAAGTGGGTAAATAAGCCAAGAAAAGACAATCACTTTTGGGACTGTGAGTGTATGATATTGGTGGGTGGCTTAGTCACAGGAATGATTGGCTTAACGTAAGCCAAAACTCCTATAATAGTAGTGGCTAAAGCCCCACTACTCTTTTATAGTATATATAAAAGAACCCCTACTAAAAGACTAAGGGCTATAAATAGAGTTATTAAATCTGATACTTCTATTTTCATTTTAGAAGGTCAAGATATATATCATCAATAGGTTGAAGCGCATTTGCGAGAACTCGCTTCTCATCCTCGCTCCATGTCTCCAACGGTTTCGCTCGCGCAGCTGTTTTGAAATTCTGTTCAATTTTAGCACAAAGCCCTGGTATGCTTTCAAATCTTGGGTCGGTTTTTCTGTCCTCTTGATAAGTACTCTTTTCGCCATCATGATCGATTCCGAGGCACTGCCTTATAGAAGTAAACTCCCCAGAATCCAGATTCACAAGACCCGCGGAAACCTTATCATGTAGTTGTATATACTGATATGCGGTCTTTCTTGAAAATGGTATATTATCCTTAAGCCATGCTGTGAAGTTCTCAACAGTATTTTGAGCCTTCTTTAGGTGGAGTCCAGCCTCAGAGAAATGCTTAAGTGAGCCGACCATAGACTCCAAGCCACGTCGGTGAGCTTCATTTACTTGCAGTGCGCAATCTTCAGGGGCTAAGGTTATAGTTGCTTCAATGGACATTCTTGTATCTTTCTATTTGGGCTTGTTTATATTTCTCGCAGGCTGCGAGTGATTTCTGCCCTCTTGTCGGGGGCAAGTTAAAGTTTTTCTGGAATTGCTTAACTGACTTAGACAAAGCCTGTCTAGTAACTCCGTGCATTTTTGCTATCTCGCTCATGGATTTTCCAAGAAAAAGAGGGAGACCAAACGAACATACAATAGTAGCAAGCTTTAGTTTATAATTATTAGAATCATATATAATAGCAATGACTTGCGTTAGGGCATCTTGGATTTCTTTTCTGATCTTCTCCTTAAAGTACTCCTGAAGCACAGGGGGCATATTTTCTATAATTTCTTCAGCGTCAAGACGATCATAGTCAAAATCAATTGACTCATAGTCAAAGTCCACAGACCCCTCTACTAATGTTGACATGATATTATTTTATATGAGCGTTGCCAATTGGAAAGTTATTTATCGTGACTACACAAGTCAAGAGCTAATAGACGAAAGGAAATCACTTATGCTTGAGACTAAAAATTTATATCTAGCTCAATCAGTTGGTGGTAAAAGCTATCAGAGAAGCATAACGAGCGTGGAGGAAAGACTCAGAGCATTATCTGAAATTAAAAGAGAAAGTTCCGGCAGGGATTACCTAGAAAGCACATACACTGACTTCCGTGAAAATGGGCTTGATGGCGAACTATATAATACTAATATGTCTGGATGACCTTACTAATGTTATTTAACATTATTATTATTTCCACAATTATAATTGCCTGGCTATATGATGAACAATAAACAAACAATCCTAGATCGAGTAATTTCTTTTGTAAGCCCTGAAGTGGGTCTACAAAGAAAATACTACAAAGATAAACTAGAGTTCGCTTATGATGCGGCAAAGAACTTGCCAAACCAAAGCACGATGGCTTCGTCTTTCACAACCGCGGCTTCTGAATCCTTAATGAATCAGAGAGATCGGATTAAGATGATGTGGGAAGCTAGGCATTTATCACAAAATTTTTCTTTTTTTAAAAGCGTACTCCTAAAAGAAGCGATGTATGTGTGCGGATCAATTAGGTATCAATCCCAAACAGGCGATCCTGCTGTAGATCAAGCCTACGAAGAATACTGGAAAAACTGGACTAAAAATTGTGATATTACCGGAAGGTATCCTTTTAGGCATTTAGTCCAGATGATGCATATTGGAATGAGGCGAGATGGAGATGCTGGATTCGCCCTTGTAACGAAAGGCGAGGAAGTAAAGTTGCAAGCTATAGAGGCTGATAGATTAGGCAATCCATCTGAATATGGAAAAAAGACCAACGATGAAAACTACATCGGCGGAATTACTATAAATGATTTTGGACAGCCAGTAAGCTATAGAGTATTTAAAAGAACCTTACATGGTATGTACAAAGACCCAACAGAAGTACCTGCCCAAAATTTCATCCACTACATAGACCCCTTGCGAGTAGATCAGTATAGAGGAATTACTTGCTTTGAGACATCTATTCCTCACGCTAAAGATATACATGAGTTATACAAAATGGAGAAGCTTGCTGTAAAGTGGGGAGCTAGTCATGCAGGGGTTATAACGAAAAATGATCAAGGCCCAGATAAGTGGACTACAACTAAGCCTGGGGCCTTAACGAAAGATGGGAAGAAATTAGAAAAAATTGAGCCTGGGAAAATTGTCAGACTTCAGCCAGGGGATGGTATTTCTATGTTCCCCAATCAGTCTCGCCCAAGTCCCACATTCAATGGTTTTGTAAATACCCTAGTAAGGGAAATGGCTAATGGACTAAACTTACCTTATGCATTTGTTTGGGACATGAGTTCGTTTGGTGGAGCCACAGCTAGGCTTGAGGTTCAACAAGCACAGCGATCATTTAAAAGGCATCAAGACCTATTGACTGAGCAAGTCCTTGATCCGATTAAGAACAAAGTGATAAGCATGGCTATTGCTCGCGGGCAACTACCCGTAAGTATGAATTATCAGAAAGCAAGATGGCAGTTTAACTCACAAATTACTGCTGATCTTGGTCATGAAGTACAAGCCAATATAAGCATGATGGATGCAGGGCTAAAAACTCACGAGACGGTTTTTGGTGAAATGGGGCTTGATTTTGAAGAAGAGGCAGAGAAGATCGCAAAGGAAGTGAAGTATCTTGAAGAGGTGGCAAATAAATTTGGCATACCTATGAGCCTTTTATCAAAAAGGTTAGAAAATGCCCATCAAATGATTCAAGCTTTCCAGCAACAAGGATCAGAACCACAAGAAAATGCTCAAGGGCCTCAGTAAGTTTTTAAAAAAACAGGCTGTAAAAAGTCGCATAAAGGGTAGGGAGAAATTTCTACCTGGGTCTCGTGGTAAAAAACCTGGGAGTAAAAATCCAGTTGGAGCTTTTGATACTGATAAGTTTTATGACCCCAAGGGTGCTAAGAAATATAAAAAAGCTAAAAGAAAAGGCAAAGATATAGCAGCACTCGCGGGTACGGGAGGGGCAGGAATCTATGCAGTTGGTGGACGAAAAGACCCAGCTGTTATAGAAGAAAGAAAAAATTTACAACCAGTATCTAAGCGAACAAAAGCAAAAGCAGAAAGAGTTGCCGGAATGAGGCAGGACGCAGAGGGGAGAAAACTAGTTGAAGAAGCTAATGCTAAGACTACTATCAATTGGGATAAAAAGACAGGAAAGGTTACAGGCAAATTCAGACCAACAAATAGAAAGGTCAACAAGTTATTGGATCAAAAAATTGCTAAAGAAAAGGATTTTATTAAAGACCAAAAAGAGAGAGATGCATCATATTCCAAAACTGAAATTGAGAAAGACCCAGAGCTTCGCTTAAAACAAGTTCGGAAGGAGCAAAAGAAGACCGCGAGGACTGATACCAGTGTGGAACAACTTAAAGACTGGCAGGAAGGTAAAGCACCAAAAGGAGTTAGAGGTAGAAACATTGGAGCTTTGACTGGGTCTGAGACAAGGCAGATACAAAGCGCATCAAAAGATCAGCTCCTTAAAATGACTGATAAGGAAATCAAAGCTAAACATCCAGGGGTAAACCCAGCTGCATTAAGAAAAAAGCTACAAAAGGGAAATCCTCTATCGCCAAGAGAAAGCCAAGCTCTTTATAAGAATAATTCAGAAACATTAAAAAATCGTCAGGCTGGAGAAACGGCTAGAGTAAAAGGCGCTAAGCAAGCTAAGAAAGCAAAAGACATAGAGGAAGAAGTTAAAAAGCTGAAAGCTGAAGGAGCAGAAGGTTCAGATATGGGGATAAAATCCACAGCTAGAAAAAATGTGGAGGAGGCGGTGAAAGCTAAAAGAAAAGCTAAGATTTCAAAAGCTCCAGGTAAAAAGAAGTCAATAGACGGCAATCAGGAAAAAATTAAAGCTATAAATGTAAAGCAAGGTGTGCCTGAAGAAGGAAAAGTTCGCGCAGCTATGGCTGGAGAACGTCCAGGTGCTAACCCAATGGCCCCACAAGAAAAATCTAGAAATTATAAAAAACGAAAAAACAAAGAGACTGGTAAAGTTGAAAGCGAAAGATCAAGAGTGGCGGGAACCCCTAAAGAGGAAAAAGGGATCAGCGGAACTGCGGCAGTTAATAAAGCACGTAAGAAAGCACGAAGAATAGTAAACTCCAAATCCAAGAAACCTGATTATACTCCAGAGGAACAAGAGCAAATGGATAAACTTATGGCACGAATAAATCCGAAGGTTAAGGAAGAAAAAGAACGGATAGCCAAACAAGAGAAACCCTTGAGCCCAGAGGAATTGAAAAAAATAAGCAGAAATATTGGTAGCAAGATTAGAAAAAAGGATGACCCGATTAGGTTATCTGAGAAAAAGAAAAATATTAATTATGGTGCTGTTGGCGCAGCTGTAGGTGCAACAACGGGTGGCGAACTCACCAGAAGATACTTACGAGATGTTCGCATAAGGCATAAACAATTTAAAAAAGGCGCAAGCCAGGGTACATTGCCAGATTCAAATAAAGACTGGAAGGTTGGATATCGCGATAAAGAAATAAAAAAGAAAGACCCAACCACAGGAAAGAAAACATCAACTGGAACTACTAAAAGAGTAAAGGTTGGTCTTTTATCAAAGCACGCACCCAAGGGTTTTAGGCGACACGTAGCAACAAGATCACTAGCGAGAATATTGACACCAATAGCAATAGGTACAGGCATAGGATATGGAATCGAAAAAAGAAAAGGAAGAAGAGAAAACAATTCGTAAGGCTGGATTGGGCTTAAGCGCACTTGGGGGACTAGGTGCCGCAGGAGCTATTGCGGGCGGCTATCAATTACGCAAGCAGGTCAAGCCTATTGCTGAATTGGCTAAAAAGACAACTCCTTTGGTAAAAAAGATTGATGAGAGTTTTCAATATTCTCCTTTAGATAGATCACCAAAAGCAAAAGCAAAACGAAGGGTTGCTAGACAAAGAAGTAAAAGAGCGGCATCTAAAATTTTAGTGAGGGAAAAAAGATCATATCCAAAATGGAGAAAAGCTTTAAATAAATTACCTGGAGGAAAAATTCGCTTATTTGAAAATCCAATCACTCAGCGAGTGCATGAAAAAAAGAATGCAAAAAATATCGCCAAGGGTTTGGTAGAGTTTGAAAGAGACCCACTTGAGCTTCTTGATGATGCTAGAAGAGTAAATAGAAAAGTGCGATCTAATGTTAAAACTGGACGCAAGGGCGTTGAGGCGGTTAGAGACTTAAGGGATTTAGCTAAGGGAGAGAGAAGAAACAAGAGACGCAAAAGATTTTACGAGAAGCAACATTTTAAAGATGCAGCTGCAGCTACCGCAATTACAGCGGCTTTGGGAGGAGCAGCTTATTTATCAAAAACAAAAAAAGGTAAAAAGCTATTAAAGAAATTTGCTGAAATCAATACAAGCACTATGGAGTTTGCCATTGAAGACGAGATGAAAAAGAAAGGCTGGCGCATGTCCCGCCCAACGGGTTCATCAGTAAGGGTTCATACTTCAGGCAAGAAAAGAGATCGAAGGGGTAAGTACTGGCACGAAAGGAAAAGCTCAAGAGACAAGATGTTGGCTGGAGGAGCTACAGCAACAGCAGGACTTGGACTCATCGCCACTGTGCTCGGAAAAAAATATAAGAGCCAGAAGGCATTAACTGAAGCTTATAAAAGTGCCGCGCGAAGAAGATTAAAGCCAAAAAAGCCAGCAGTAGATAAGATATTACCAAAACCACCTAAAAATAGAATACTAGATAATTAATGAGCGAAGACAATAATAAACAAACTGAACAAGCTAAACGCCAAGCTGAACGCCAAGCTGAACGCCAAGCTAAACGCCAAGCTGAACGCCAAGCTGAACAAAAACCTCAAGGTAATCCAGGCAATTCAAAGCCTAATGATGTAGTTTTTGCTTCAAGAACTCCTGCTAGGTTTAGATAAATGGAAGTTCGCACCTGGCCTTCTAGGAGGATGCCTCCGCCGGGTTGGGTGGTTAGTCCAGACCTATCTGAGATATATGGCAGAAATGTTATAGTCAGAAGAAACTCCCTATCTCGTATAAGGAGAAAAGTGGGTGGACGAAAAAAAGACCGTTTAGAAAAAGAAGGTAAACTTCAAATGATACTTGGGGGATTACTTATGGGAGCAGGGCTACTAGGAAGAAGACGATGAGTGAAAAGAAAAACGACAGGTTAGCGAAAGCTGGTGCTATAGCTGGAGGAACTGCTTTATCAGGAGCTTACTATAAAGCGGCTAGAGATCATCAAATACTTGCGGGGTACGATAAGGCACGTGTTAAATATAATAAAAGCGTGAAAGAAAAGTATCCAACACAGAATCCCCAGGAGAAAATATTAGATCCGCAAGATGTGAGCGGAAAGAGGCGTAAAGCTCGATTGGACTGGGAAAGAAAACAGGCAAAGAAGCACGGAGTAGTGCGATCAGAATACGACAGTACGAGTAAAAGGTTTCCAACTGAGCGTGGAAAATTAGTACTAGATAAAAAAGGAAACCCAATAACCATAAAAGATGGAAGGGGTGGTGAGCGATTAAAGACTAAAAGGTCAGGTGTATCAAAAGTTTTGCAAAAAGTATTCAAAGGATCGAAAGCAGCAATGCCAAAGTGGGCTATCATTAACAACCCTTATGCGAAGTACCTTCGTTGACATAATAAAATATATAAATGGAAGATGTATTACAGTTTAATGCTATAGATGGAAGAATAGATTCAGATGAAGGAGTGATTAAAGATGTCTCACTAATCACAATGGGTGATGCTCGTGGTCATGGCCTTGAAGTGGATGATGTTACTCTCGCACAATTAAAGACATCTATGGAAGCCGCTTCTTCTCCTGGGATTAAAGCAAAGCTTAATCATCGCAGTGGGGTGGAGGCTGTATTTGGATATATAAACAATTTTAGCATTCAGGGAAACAAACTGAAGGGCGATTTAAATTTATTAAAACACCACAAAGATTATGCTCAAACAATGGAGCAGATAGCTACGATGCCAGGACAGATAGGACTTTCTGTTGCGTTCCAAGGCGATAAAGAAGCAAAAGGTGGAAAAACTCTAGCAAGATGCAAACGAATAATTTCGGTGGACTTAGTTGCTGATCCAGCAGCCAATCCAGATGGAATGTTTGAAACCAAAGTTGACAACAATAATTATAATATGAACGAACCCGATACTGACCAACAGGATGTAGCCGAGCTCCTTGGCGCGATTAATGATAGGCTTTCTGGTCTTGAGAATTTTCAAGGTGATCTCGAGGAAGCAATTTCTGATAACTTATCTGATGATAGTTATGAAGAAGATTCTTATGAGGATGATTCCTATGAAGAAGCTGAATATGAAGATGAAGGTGAGTATGAAGATGCTGATCTTGAACCAGCGTATGAAGGCGAGCCTGAACAGTATGAGTCAATCAATGATGCGTTGACTTACCTTGAATCCAAAGCAGAAGGCGCATTAGCCGCTGAGCAAGAAATTTCTGAGCAAGCTATTATGGACGAGGTTGAAATGAAATTTGAAGAGCTCATGGCTGAAAACCAAGAGCTTAAGTTTGAAAATGAAAACCTTCAAGATGCGATTGAAATGGGTGGAGTTGAAGCTTTACCATCATCTGCAGTTGAACATCTTTTTGGAACACCATCTGAAGAAGGTTCTTTTCAATTTAGCATTCAACAAGCTTCCTTGGATTCAAATGATCCAAACGAAGCAATTCGCAGTGCTGTTAATGATAACCCTCGTGCACATACAGAATGGTTACATTCTTCAGGTGTTTACGGAAACTAAAGGAATTATAATATGAATCATAATGGAGTAATTTCTTTACCAGTAAAGGGCAGCGAAGTCATTGAGATGGGACAACTCGTTGAAATACATACTGATGGAACCGCAAAGAAACTCGTCACTGTTGCGAATGTAATTGGTGTCGCTTTACAAGATGTTAGTCAGGCTGAAAGTGATCGTCCCGTTGATATTCAACTCTTAAGTGCTGGTGGTATTGTTTTGGTGAAAACAGGCGGTAACACAACACACTCAATATCAGTTGGTGGAAACGTAAAGGCAATCGCTGGAGGAGTCGCAGCAGGTAATGGAGCTACGGGAACCGTATTTGGAACCGCGCTCGAAGCCTCTGCTGCTGTAGACGAGTTCGTAAGAGTAGTACTTTAATCAATTAAATAATTTAAGCTATGTACAGAAATACACACGCAGTAATCAGGCACGATCTAAATGCCTTTGTAGAAGAAGCAGCGCGCACTGATAAATTACTCTTTGCTGAGAAAATTTTTCCAGTCCTTCCCGTGGATGCCAGAGCTGGTATCTTCCCGAAGATTAAAATTGGAGATGGAGGAGAGCTATTAAAAGCAGACTCTACTCTCAGAGGCCCAACTGGTACTTATAACGAAACTACTCGTAAGTTTGATACTGATACCTACGAAGCACTTGATCGTGGTATGGAAGAGCGAATTGACGATGTCATTGTTCGTGACTATGCAAAGTTCTTTGATGTAGAAGTTCTTACTTCTAAGCTCATCATGCGTACAATGAAACTTGATTATGAAAAAAGAGTTTTTGATGCAATGGGATGCGGAGTTGATACAGGTGTTCAAACCAACATTTGGACTAACAATATTGATGCAACAGGAACTACTTCTCCTTATCATACTACCAATGCCGTTGGAACAACTGCAGCTTTAGATACTTCTGACTATGCTATTTTATTCATGGATATGATGAAGGAATGCACCAAGAGAGGTGAAATTCCAAATACTATGGTTATTGGTCAGAATACCTGGAACCATATTCGTCGTACAGGCAAGCTAAACACTTTCCTTTTTGGTTCACTTGGTAGCGGAGTTGGATACAAGCTTGTTAACGAACAAGACATCGCAAAGCACTTTAGACTTCAAAATGTTTATATCGCTACTCAGCATCATGACACTTCCAAGCGAAATGCATCTGGTGCTGTTCTTAAACCAATTTGGAATAATGATACTATCTGGGTTGGCGATGTTACTGGAGGAGAAGTTTCTGGTGGTGGTGCAGGTCGTACTTTTGTTTGGCAAAAGGATGGTACTGGATTATTCACAACTGAAACTTACCGCTCTGAACCACGTCGTGGAGACATGGTTCGCGTTCGCCATCATACTGCAGAAAAAGTTATCAATCAAAATGCTGGTTGTTTAGCTAACTTTGCTGCTGCAGGTTCGAAGAACTCCATATCTTGGAAGTAACCCGCGGGTAACAAACTTTCCACACCACTCAAATGGGGTCGTCTTATGACGGCCCTTTTTGTTGACACATATCTCTATTATATGAGTATCTTTAATCAGGCTATGGATTTATCATCTAATCCAGCTATGGATCAAATGGGGGAAATTGCGTACTTCGGCTCAACACCAATAAAAGTAATAGCAGACCCAGTCAGTAAGTTTGATAGACGAATAGTTGGGGGAAAAGCAGAGGATAATGATACTACAATATTTATCAAGAGAGATGATTTTGTTGAGAATAATATTAGTAAAGGGTCTAAGCTGACTATGACTCAAAATGGAGAAACTATAAGAATGAGAGTTGGTAGAGTTGATGATGATGGAACTGATTTAATCACACTTAATTGCGGTGGTCTACTCACAGCTACTGTGCCATTATGATTGAGGTTTACCATGAACCAAAGCGCGAACTAGAATTTGCTCTTTGTGATATACTCACAAATAAAGTAGGACTTAGGTTTTATCCCAACTATGGAAATGAAGCCAGGGAGACTCCCTTTGGCGCAGTCATCTGCGAAGAAGCTAAGCCCTTAACTGGTGGAATGAGACCCAGAGCCTACTTATGCAATGTAAAAGTTGTGTTTGTTTCTCATATAGATGAGGCTGATAGTCAGGAACATGGGGGATATATATCCAAGATGGAAGATGCCCTAATGTTGATACCGAACAAAGTAGAGGATGAGTTTAATCGTTACTTACGTAGGGATGAATTGTATGGATATAGCATTACTCCTGACGTAATTAATAAGCATTACGATAAACTTAAAAGCTTACTGGTTTCAAAAACAATAAAAATATATAATGAAGACCCCGTCCTTTTGGCGAAAGAAATGAGGGAGGGTATCTATGCCTCAGCGGAAATTAATGGCCCATTATTAAATTCACCGGATCATAAGGATTTTGTAGTCTTAGGTTCTCACTATACTTTTGAGCCAAAAACTAAAGATGGATATCTATTATGTAATTTCAATAGAACACCATTGAGGGATCGATATATTTTAGCAAGAAGGCAAATACAAATATCAGGTTTATATATAAATCAACTATCAGCCAAAGCAGAGGATCAGAGCTTTGGAGATGTATTTGATTGTACGATTGGAATAACGGAAATTTGTTAGGTTGACAATAACCCGATTAGTATGGGAAAAACAATTGGAGACTGTGCCTACCTTTGGGCTTTCGATGACGGCAACGGAAGGGAAGAACTTCCTAATGTTACCGCTCTTACAATAGAAACTTTTACTGAAGAGCTTGTGCCTGAATTTGAGGCTGAAGCAACTGATGATGAGGGCAATGTAGCTGCGGTTCGTAGAGGCCCACTTAAGCTAACATTTAATCTTTCAGGATACGGTAAAAGCTCTGCAAGTTTATCAACATATACAGAGGGTCAAAATTGTAAGCTTAGAGTTAAATCAATTGAGTTAAATCAATTCTTTGATTGCTATGTTGAGAAGTGGGCTATAACTGCTTCCAATAATGACTTCCTTAAGTGTGAACTTACTGCCGTCACTTATCCAGCCGCTAAATTCTGTTGCCCCCCTGCCTAATTATGAAAGTTTGTAATAATTATACTTTTGGAACGACCAAAGTCTTCGGAATGGTCGTTGAGTCTCAAAATGCTGATACTGGCCCTCAATACACTGCAATCGCGAAGAATAACCAGGGAGAGGCTGCAGCAGTTGTGTTGGGTCGCCCAACTGGTCAATCAACGGTTAGTGGATACAAAATCAAGGGAGCAGCATCACCTGCAGTTAATTCATCGTATACATTGCTTGGCAGGAAATTCTTTGTTGATAAAGTATTAGTGACCAAAAATTCTGGTGACTTTCAAAAGCTTGAAATCACAGGAAAGTTCTGGGATGGTGTTGAGAACGAAAACTGTTCAGGCGTTTAAAATGTGGCCGTTGACGATAAATTCGCGGAAGCATGGTTAAATGCTGATCACCGCATATTTGGATTAAAGCTTAAACCTTTTTCGGGATGGCATAGATTTGTGCTGAGCTCGATCAATTCACCTTTAATACAAGAAGAGTCAGAAGTAAACGCCGCGGCTGTGTATGCCGCTTGTTTAATTTGTAGCCAAGATTACCCTAATGCTGATGTAAAGTTAGGGATAACTGATTACTTGCGTATGGTTTTATATAGAAAAAAACCAGAGAAAGTAATGCATAAATTTGTAACTTATATCAACGATTATGCTTCCTACCCTGAATTTTGGGATAAAGAAGAAAAAAAGAGCTCCAAGACAAATGGAACTCCACCAGAGCCATTAGCAACAATTACCTCTTTGATGGGATTAGGGTTTACTGAAAAAGAATCCTGGGACATGCCTTGCGGTAAAGCTAGTTGGTACTCAGCGGCTTATGCACAAAATCAAGGAGCTGATATTGATTTCATAACTCAAGACGAAAAGGAAATGCAAGAGGAGTGGAAAGATATCGAGAAAAACCTTGGCGAAAAAGAAGAGGAATTTCTTAAAGACTTTAACCCCGACTTGGGGACAGGTGCATCATTTACCCACGTAACAGATGGCAGGCCCTGATCCACAGACCGGTTTAGATAAGTTAAAAGGTTCGCTTGGGGCTTTAGCTGAGCCTGCTCTTATTTTCGCGGCAACTGGTAGTAAAGCCGCCGCGATATGGGGAGGCCTGAAAGCAGTTATAATCGGTAATGTACTAGGCCCACTCTCCTTGGTCACAGGTGCATTAATCGGAATAACTGGTGCAATGAAGTTATTTCTCGGAAGGATTGAATTGGTCGGGAAGGGCATAGACAAGCTTAGGTCTCTTGAGCAAATTAAAACACAATTTGATCCCTTACTTGGAGGAGCGGCTTTAGCGCAAAAAAGACTAGAAGAACTATACAGCTTTGCGAGTTCTACTCCTTTTCAGCTTGAGGGCATAGCGGAAGCTAATAGAACCCTGCAGGTGCTTACTAAGGGGGCTTTGGCTACCGTGGAGGGAATGAAACTCATTGGAGATGCCGCAGCCGTCACGGGGCAATCAATGCAAACCATAGCATTTTGGACAGGTAGGCTTTATGATGGTTTAAAAAGTGGAGCACCAATAGGTGAGGCATCTGCAAGATTGCAAGAAATGGGTTTAATATCTGGAGATGTTAGACGAAAGCTAGAAGCTAGTAGAGATGCTGGAGATAGTTTTATTGATACTTTTGAAATACTTGAAAAAGAGCTGAAGAAATCTGAAGGTGGGATGGAAAAGATGAGTCAAACCCTTGGTGGTCTTGAAAGTACTCTAGCTGACGTGCGGGGCAAATTTTCAGCAGAGTTTGCCGCTAATTTCTTTGAAGCGGAAAAGGAAAGCACGGCTGCGATGATTAATATGTTTCAGCTACTAGAACCCGCAATAGTTCGTTTAGGCCAAGTATTCTCAACAGGCGCGACTGCTATTGCTAAGTTTTTTAAGTTTATCACCGGGGGAGAAGACGGATTCAAGACATTAGCTAACAATATAAGTGTGGCCTTGGATGCATTTCTAGCATTCACTGTAGCTGTTGCAGCAAATCAGATCGCTACTATGGTTGGTTCACTCGCACGAGGATCAAGCGCGGCATTGGCTTTTACTACGAGTATTAATAAAACCACCATTGCAACAATATACGCAGGTCATGCGAGTAAAGGTTTAGGTACAGCTCTCTTGCTTACTGGTAAGAGTTTTGTAGGCTTGGGTGCTAAAGGAATGGTAGCCGCAAGTGGTCAACTGATATTTGCGGGTGCTACAAAAGTGGCTGGCTTTGCATTAGGTATGTTTACAAGTGCCGTAAAAGCAGCCTTTGGAGCTTTAGTTGCTAACCCTCTGGCTTTGATAATAACAGGCATTGTTGCTGTCGGAGCAATGCTGTTGCGTATGAGCAGTAATTCTGAGGAAGCCGCAAAAAAAGTTGAGACGATCGGCAAAGAGTTCAGCGAGCTGTCTGATAAAATTGATGAAGTTATAAAAAGCATAAAGACCTTTGAGGATAGTTTAGGTGCTATGGTTAAGGTTGAGGGTGAGATTAAGAGTATAACGAAAAAAATGGAGGAGCTGGGCGACAAAGCAAAAGGCATAGGGAGAGTTGGATTATCAACCGGAGACGGTAAAGTCTTGGAAGCTCAAATGGATTCCCAAATAAAGGGATATAGTATGCTCATTGATAAAATTAATGAAATCGCAAATATTTCATCAAATGAGCTTCAAATAGGAAAACAAAAAAAAGCGCAACTAGAAGCAGAGCTTGAAACAAGAAGAGAACTTAAAAAAATTGCATTTGATACAGCTATGGCTAATGCCTCAGAAGCTGAGCAAATATCTTTAATGGCAAAAAGAATGCAAGAAGTAGGTATGGAAAGAAGAGTCGCGGAGGAAGCGAGTAATTCGCTAGTCGCTAAAGAGGATTTTGAAAGAGAGGATGGCAGACGGCAAGGCGCAGGACGATTAGCAGAACTTGAAGCTCAACTTGAAAGAAGTAAAGCAGTTCAAGTTAAAGCAGAGGCTATGAGAACATTCGCGGAGACCGTGGGAAGTTTGGACGCAAGGGTCGCGGGATTTGATGAAAAGGGAAATGCAAAAGAAATACAAAGTGAAAAAGAACTCCAAGAAAATCTAAAAGAAAGTATAAGTATACTTAAGGAGCGAAGAAAAGCGCAGACAGACGCAGCAACAGGCGTAGGTAATATAACTACCCAAATGATTAATCAAATCGACACAGGGGATATGAAAGATTTACTCTTTAATGAAGACATGTTCCCCTTGGGTGCTTTAACTGCGTTTCAAGCAAAACTTAAAGACACAAGCTTAAATCCAGCAACTAGAGAACAATTAGAAAAAATAGTTTCTACCCTAAAAAAAGCAGCAGAAGAAAGTGGACAACTAGAAGCTGAGCAAGCAAAAGTCAATGCTCGCTTGGCAGAGATGAATCGCATTCAACAAAGAGGTATAGAATTGTTCCAAATCCAAAATAAATTACATGGAGACCTTATTGATATAGATGACCAAGGGTTCCAAGTAAGTAAAAAGAAACAGGAAGCTCAATTAACTGCATTAAAAGCTGAGCTCGAATTACTAAAAAGACTAGGCGATGAACAAAAATCAATCGAGGATCAAGAAAAAGCAATATCAGATATAGATAAAGAAATAGCAGAAGGAGGGGATGATAAAACAATTGAAAATTTGCAAAAAGCTAAAGCTGAAATGCAAAAACAGCTAAAACTTGCGAAAGAAAATAACAAAGAAGTTGAGAAAGCCCAACAGCAAGTTGAAAAACTTGAAAAGCAAATTGAAAAAATGGCAGCTGAATTGGCTGAATCCGTCCGTAAAATATTCGCTGATATTGCAGCTGAATTGAGAGGCTTGGAGATAGATGAAGCTTTTCTTAACATGGATTTCGGAGAGGCCTTCAAGAGAATACAAGCCGATAATGAAGCCAATGAAAAAGAAACACAACGACGAAGAGTTGATGAATTAAGAAAAGCTGGAAAAACTGAAGAAGATGCCAGAAGAATAGCATCTGAAGAAGCTGCAAATAGAGAAAAGGCAAAAGAAAATGCCAGGCAGGGAACAAGGAATTTTTCAGATAGAGATAATATTAAGGCTAGGCTAGAAATGGAATCAAAAGTTTTTGGAGATGCAGAGTCACGCAAGAAATTGCAGGCAATGAATGATCAAGACTTTTTTCGTGGTAAGCTTGAGGAGAACTTAAGAGCCGGGTTTGGCGACCTTGAAGCAGAGCAGCTTGCAACTCAGGATTTAGATTCAAAGCTTATGAGAGAAACTCCAGAGATGAAAGTGGTCGCAGACTCTTTTAGACGAATTGGAGCTGGAGGCCAAGGAGTCGCGACTGATCCTATGAAAATACTCGCAGAGAGAAGATTAAGAGTGCAAGAATTGATTCAGAAGGATATAAATAAAATGGCAAATGCGATTTTACAAGAACAAGATAAAGAAGCTGTTTTAAGGTAATGGCTAGAATTGAGTGCAGATGGACTAACTCGTGTAGCTTAATTGGCCTAATTGAGTCGCCTGGCTCTACATTCAAGCTTGGGTCACATGGTCTTGATAGCGCAACTGTTGTATATACTTGCCCTAAAAAAAGCTATAAAAGGCTCACACCAAGCATTGGAGATAAACATCCTGGGGGTGCAGAGTTTAGAAGAATGTTTTGCACGGGATCAAATGTATCGTTCGGCCCAGGCTGGGCAAAGATTACATCATCGTATCAAGGGTTTATAGGAAAAAGCACAGCTAAGATGCCATCTGGTGGGGCGACTCTTAATACAATGGAGACTCCGATTCAACTTCACCCGAATTATCAAAAGAAACCTGAATCGTGGTGTGCAGATAAACATATATTTGGAGATGGCCCCAGTCCAAATCGTTATGGAAGAGTTACAGATGATGCAGATGGAGGGTTTAAATTTTTTGGCCCATTACCCGACGGAAAGAATGGTAGACCAGAACCTGCTGTTGTATGCCCAGGGGGAGACAAGCCACACGATAGAGGTGCTTGTAGGCTTCAGGGAATCGAAGCTTATTTGAGAGAGGGAGCGATACAGTATAGATATGACGTCTTAACACAAAAAGATTGGGCGAGCGGTTTGGTTAAAGATAACTTAGGTAAGGTAGTTAGCTTTAATTCCAAATACGTCCCAGTACCTAAACTTGCTAAAGGTGCTGACTGGCTATTTACTAATTGTTCTGTGAATGCAACCCCTTTGACCAATCGAGACTCTTACTACCAAACAAGCCTTGAATTTCTTGGCTCAGGCGAAGGTGGGTGGAATAAATATATTTATCAAGAAGGCACTTCAATTGATCTTGATAGTAAAGCAGGGAGATTTCCAGCATGAGAAAAGTTTTTTCTAATAGAGATGCTACTAGAGGAGGATGCCCAGGTTTGATACAGCAACCAGGCTCATCTATTTCGTTTAGTAATTCTGATATTGATAAGGCTGTAGTTAGCTGGAAATGCCAAATAGGAAAAAGTTATAACCTCGCACCTGATTTGGGAGACAGGCATACTTGTTTTGATTTATACTGTACTGATATATCAGTCAATAGCGGTGATGACTTTGATACCTTAACCGCGACATATGAGGGTTTCATTTCATCACCCAAAATACCAGTAGGTGGAGCTGGTTCATCTACCACAGAGTCATCCATACAGTTTCACCCCAATTATACGAAAAAAAAGGAGAGCTGGGGGGTTATAATAGGAGATGGGAATGCCTCTCCTAATGCATTTGGAAGATTACTTGATGAAGATGGGTTATTCAAAACTTTTGGCCCCTTGCCGAATGGGGAGGATTCTCCTGAGCCCCATGAGAGAAATGTAGATTGTATTAATAAAGTTACTGACCTCTGTAGGTTAATGGGAACAGAAAGTTTTTTAGATCAAGGCGGAGTATCCTATAAGTATAGAATAGTTACAGAAAACAATTGGGCAGAAGAACTTACTGAAGATATAACAAAGAAAATGACCCCAAAATCTGATCTTGTTCCCGTTCCAAGTTTGCCGGGAGGTGATAAGGAAAAAAGGGATTGGTTACTTATGGCAGTTAATATAGAGCCGAAACCCTTGAAAAGCGGCAAGTTCGCATATTATACAGAAATAGAGTTTAAAAGCAGTGGAGCAGGAGGATGGAATGCTTTAATTTACCAAGACGCTGGTTCAGTATCTCTTGACCAAAAGTCAGGAGCTAAACAAGCATTTTCTGGGCTATGAAGGATATACTTTCTAAACTAACACGCCTAAATAAGGGGGATAAGCTCACCGATGCGGTTACGGCTGATCGTTTAAATGCAATACAAGATGCAATAAAAAGCTTGGCGAGTGGTTCAAATATAAATCAGGGTACTGGCACAAAGATTACAAAAAATTCTTCAGGAGTTACTATAAACTCCAAAACGACTGATATGAGAAATCATATCCAAGATGTTCAGCAATTTGCTTACTTCGCAGACGGGATAGATGAAGTCATAGATAGCATTGGTCAAGACCCAGGAAAAAAAACAATAAGTTATGATAGGCAAAGGCTAGACGGGGTAAAAACATGGAAAGATGGAGGACTTCATAAATTACAAGGTGTAGTTCAAGAAAAATATGTTGGCTATCAGTCTCCCGTAATACCATTTGCGAATGATAATGATGGTAATTTAGGTGGCCCTAAGAAAGAGCAAAGATATAAAAGTAAAAACGATCCACTTGATATTACAAAATTTCTTACTGATTTAAATATTAGTGGTAATCATATAGCTAGAGTCGTCATATGTGATAAATTTGAAGACACAGGAAATGGAGATGGTGACAAAAGGGATGATAGTCAAACAAATCAGCACAATGCCTATAATGCTAGGAAGAAAAATAAGGATGTAGGCTACATTGAATTTCTTGATGAAGGGACTTATGAAATTGATATAAGCACTACAAGTATGCTCGTGATGAACGAGTATGAAGCTAGTTATAATCATCATAATAGAACTATAACAAAATGGATGGAGGTGGGCGGAAAACGCAAGAACGACAGAGACACTCCACAAACTCCTAATCGTGCAAGTATCACGCATGAAACAATATATGGATCAAAGCGATTTCCTAGTGATTTTCAGGCTAATCTAAATTTTGCATTTAGGTATGGAAACATGGACTTGGGCGAAACCCAGCACATTAATCATGATGTTGTTATTTCTCCCAGCTACCAAAGCCCATTTAAGCAGGACGCCAATCCACGAGGCCCTTGTAGTGAACATGGGAAGGCAAATGTATTTCAAGAGCCATGCTCGGCAAATGAAGATTTTGAAATAAATGAAATGAGAGATACTCCAATGACTTGGGGTAAATCATATTATAACGAAGAGGAGCCAAGAAACCATCTAAGATTCCCAGAATGGACAGAACCTGGAAGTTTTTCTGGTGGTCGCTATCTTGCAAAACCTCGTAGTGGAGTTCTTGAGCATATAACTCATAATTACTTTTGCTGGGACTATATAAGAGGTAAGGAGGAGTGGATTTGGATGCCCGTTTATCATGAGGGAACGGAAGAAATGGACTTCGTTATTCCATCATGCAATATAGATTTACCAACTCAATGGGGGCTAGGTAGAACAGTTTCTTTTCCAGAAAATAGTGCTGGATGTTATGAAGCTGAAAGGAATGTAAGAGATTGCAAAAACAATATCTGTGAGCCATGTAGTCCTGATCCATGCTGGGGGTTAAATAAAGTATGGCATATGGACAATTTGCGCTGTCCAGATAGCTCTACATATGATTGCAGATATATAGGTCAGAAAAAAGTTGATACTGTACTTACTACAAAAAAATGCTCAAAAGAAGATGAAGCGATTTATCTAGCACAGCTGTCAAAAGAATATTGCGATGAACCTGACCCCGAGAAAGTAAAAGTTTGCGAAATAGTATCCTACAAATACGTTCGAGTTTTAAGTGATAGTTTGCCATCCATTACGGAAATGTGCGACCCAGAGGGTGAAAGTCATGGTGATTGTGTTGTAGATGATGATCCATATATATTACAGAGCTACAAAAATCCATTTGATGCCAAGGTAGTAAAAGAAACCAAAATAAGAGGAACTATTGAGGATGAAAAGGAGGGTAAGTTTCTCCAAATTGCATACTCTGAAGATTTATACGGAGTTGAATACATAAATTATAGTGTAAAATTATTTGAAGTTGATAATTACAAGAACTTTTATGCGATAGGTGGTTTTAAGCCTGAGTACTTTCTTGAACCTAAAGATTATAAAAGTTTTGAGGTAATTACAGAAACAGAAGAGCAAGATGTAGCAAAATGTGAAACAGGTGAATATACTATTTACCCTGTAGCAAAAACTCACGTAGAGGTTCCGAAACACAAGCAAGTGCTTGATTTTATATATTATAATCAGCCTATCACGATTTATGATATTAAAGATAGCAATCAACCTGTCACAATAGATGTACCTTCATTTGTCGCTGATAAACTTTATCTACCACAATTTGGATCAACGACCATTGATACCTGGAGTGAAATTGAGCAAGAAATCCCAACTTATGTATCGCAGAATGCAAAAGCTTATAGTTCTTTATACATTTGCGGATGCTATCCACCCAAAATAGTTAGCGTAGATGGAAAGGATGGCGACCCTGGCGACCCTGGCGACGACGGAACCGACGGAACCGACGGAACCGACGGAGTTGGTGGAAACCCTGGAAGCGATGGAAGCACGGGCAGTCCAGGTAATCCAGGAACTAGTGGTACTCCAGGAACGGCAGGACAACCAGGCACGGCAGGTACTCCTGGCACTGCGACTCCAGGCACTCCAGGTACTCCTGGTACTCCAGGAACATCTACCCCGGGTGCTGCAGGAGCACAAGGTTGCGGTGGTGGAGGTGGAGGCGGTGGTGCACCTGGTAGTGATGGAGAACCTGGCGGTGCTGGTGGTGCTGGAGCAGCTGGTGGTGCTGGAGCAGCTGGTGGTGATGGATCAAGTGGAGGTGACGGATCAAGTGGTGGTGGTGGATCAAGTGGTAGTGGTGGTGGGTCTGGTGGTGGTGGATCAAGCGGTGGTGATGGAGGTGATTCTTATCGTCCACCTGACTGCCCACCCGATCCATGTGCTCCAACCGGCGGCGGTGGCGGAGAAGGCGGAGAAGGAGGCGACGGTGGAGAAGGCGGCGACGGCGGCGGCGGTGGAGATGGTGGAACTGGAGGCGGCGGTGGAACTGGTGGAACTGGTGGAACTGGAGGAACTGGAGGCACAGGAGGCGACGGTGGAACTGGAGGTGCTGGTGGCGCCGGAGGCGCAGGTGGAGGTGGAGGTGCTGGTGGTTGCGGAGGAACTGGAGGTGCTGGTGGAACGGCAACTGGGGGTACAGCAGGAACGGCAGGCACGGCAGGTACAGCGACGGCAGGAACAGCAGGAACAGCAGGCACGGCAGGCACGGCAGGAACGGCAGGAACCGGCGGTGGCGGTGGTGGTGCAGGAACTGGTGGCGGTGGCGGTGGCGGCGGCGGTGCAGGCACAGGAGGCACAGCAGGAACTGGTGGCGGTGGCGGTCAAGGTGGTAAAGGAGGCGGTGGAGCAAAAGTAACAGTCCTCGATGGCAGCTGTGGAGACATATGTGGTGATGTCTATTATGATAAGATGGTTTTTGATCATAATATACTAGCCTCAAAAATGTATAAGGATGATCCCATACGCATTCCTACTTATGGTACAAACACATTATCATATGATTATGCAAGACCAGTTAAGGATAAAAAAGTAACATTTTATATCAATACGGTGAAAAGGGGTACACCTAAAACTGCTAGTTATATAGAAACAACGCCGCATCAGGTCGCGACCGCGTTCATGAAGCAGGAGGTGGCGAAAATAACTGGCCCAGCGGTAAAAATACCAAAATTTAGTTGCACCAAGCTGAAGATGCCTAAGAAATATGAAACCGTAACTATTGACATGTATGAGAAAAATAGACGGATAGATTTACCCACAAATTTTTCAGCAGAAAAACTACCTATAGGAAAAGATGTTTTTTATGATTTGCCTTATTCATATAAAAGATTCACGAACCATGTAGGTGATAAAATAAAAGGGTTTCTGCCTACAAAATTAGAATATGATCATATACCTACAGAATATGCAGATCAAGTGTTCTACGAGGAGCAAAAAGAAATAGAAGTTTACCCAGTTCAAGGAATATTACCTTGTGAAGTAAAGTTGAAGGAAATTGAGATTCCCAAGATTGAAGATTGTGTGGAGATGTATGAAAAGGATAGATATACAGGTTGTATTAAACTTCCACGAATAATTGAATGTGAATTCAATCCTTGGAAAAAAGTAACATTGCTAACAAACCTTCGTTGGGTTCATAAAAAAATTGTTGTACCACACACTTGCATGAAAGATGGAGAGTGGATGCATAAGCAATTTACTAAGGGTGATTGCAAGTTGCTTGACGAGGGGGTAATAAGCAAACAATGCGAAAAGAGCAGCGGTCAGGTTGCCTTTCCAAGGGCTGGTCAGGAAACCATGAGTATGTGCGACACGCCGTATCTATACCCTGACCTAAATTCAAATACGAGAGATCATCAAACTGAATGCTGTGAGTGCGTATCAGGATTAAAAGATTATGCAACTGGTCAAGCGGTTATCGGTGGACGACTAGGAGATTGCGATGAAAGAGCAACTGTTGGAACCTGTACTGAAGATTGGCAATATAAATGGTGGTCAAAACAACAACAGACTTCTTGTGCTGAAGGCAAAGAAGACCCTTGTGGTAAACCAGGTTTTGTAAATACCGGCGAGCCAGTAGACAGTTCATGCAAAGGTATATGGGAACATATAAACGAAACTCCATGTGAAGCTCAAATTCCAGGCGTATGGACTTCTAATGCTCATAGGAAAATAATACTAGAGGTATCATTAAGGGCTATATCTAAAACAAACTATGATAAAGACCCATATTCAAGTAAGGTAAATGAAACAAAACGGACTTCTAGGCGCGGAATAACTGAGGGTGGTAAAGGCAGTGATGATCGCAGACCGCATCACGACCTGGTTATTCGGTATATAGAGCCTGATTTTCAATATCAAAACAAAAAAAGAATACCAAAATTTAGCCCATCGCGATATCATGCCAATCAATTACGATTTAAAAGTATAATTAGTCATACTGAAATTGAGTCAAACGAACACCCCGCAAAAGATTGTCGCTGGCAAACAACTGATGCGCAACTTGCAGATTTTGTTGTAACTATAACAAGATTAGGCCCCGTGTCTGATCCAAATTGGTCAGAACGACCAGCAGGCATGGACTCTGATGCATCAGAGAAACGAGAAAAGCTTAAGTCTGCAGGGGATAGATACAGATAAGCAAGGTGAATGTTGACAAGGAAAAGTAGGGTATGGCAACTGAAGTTGGAGAAAATATGCAAGTTAAAGCAAATCTTGCTTTTATGGCTAAAACTATAGCTTTAGTGGGAACTTGTGTTTGGGGATACTCGGTTATCTGGAATAAGATTAGCACAATAGAGAATGACCTCATTAGGCAGAACCACGAGATGGAACTTAATTCGGAGTTCAGAATTAAGTGGCCTCGAGGTGAAATAGGGGCGTTACCCGCAGATGCTACACAGGATATGAACATAGAGCATCTCAAGAACAGGGTAGATAAACTTGATGCCCATGTAGACAGCCTAAGATATAAAGGAACAGATAGACCATAATGTTCGAGTTGCTCACATTATTTCTCACAGGAGGAGGTTCTGCGGCAATGGGCAGTGTTTTAAAAGGTGTATTTGGGGCATTGACTGACTCAAGAACTCATAAATATGAACTCGAAATGGCTAGGGAGGCCAGAAATAATGAATCTGCAATCAAATTTCAAGAAGCTCTTAACTCTGGGGACGGGGGGGCTTTTTTGCGTGCTACTCGTCGTATGCTGGCTCTTATCGGGATGTCCACGCTCTCGTTCACAACCTGCCTTACCGCGATCTATCCAAGCGTTCCAATCCTCAGCACAACAAATCTCACAGGAGAAGGCAGGAAAGAATTTCTTTTCGGGCTCATCAGTTTTCCAGCAGAGCAAGCCAGTATGGTTATTACAACAGGACATATCTGCCTCTTCCAATGCTCCGTCGTGTTGCCGATGATAGTTGGGTTTTACTTTACTCCAGGAGGTAGAAGATAATTTATGAATAATGAAATAGGAAATTTTGGAGTTTTAGCGACGAGCTTAGGTGCTACAGGTACAGGAGTTACATATTGGTTGACCCAAGTAAATCCATACCTAGCTTTTTTGTCAGGAATTGTAACTATAGTTTTTATGTCCATTGGAATTTACCAAAGACTTAAAAACAAATAATATGCCAGTAAAAAAAATACCTCCGGGAACAACAGAGGTAATAGAAAAAAGTCGCAATGTGCATTTTATAAAGCACGCGCTAAAGTCTACACAGGAAAAAGATTCTTTTTGGGTTTTACTCAGTTTTGATAGACATCATGACAATCCAAAGTCTAACAATGTGATGGAGAAAAGACATTTAGATCAAGCACGAGAAAAAAATGCTATAATTATAGACGGAGGCGACTTATTTTGTGCTATGCAGGGAAAGTACGATCCACGATCCTACAAGGGTGACTTAAAACCAGAGCATAAAAAGGGAGATTATCTGGACGCTTTAGTGACAACTGCTGCAGATTTTTATGCTCCATATGCAGATTTATTTGCGATAATGGCCCCAGGAAACCATGAAACTAATATTTCAAAAAGGCACGAAACGAACTTAACCGAAAGATTAGTGACGATGCTCAACGATAAGACCAAATCCAATATAAAAGTTGGTGGTTTTAGTGGTTGGGTGAAGTTTCAAATTTTGGTATTTGGTCAAGTCATGACTATTAACCTTTGGTATCACCACGGATACGGAGGAGATGCACCTGTTACCAAAGGCGTAATACAAACAAATAGACAAGCAGTTTACCTACCAGATGCGCATATTGTTGCAACTGGTCATACGCATAACGAATGGCAGTTTCCCATACCAAGATTAAGATTAACTCCTCATGGAAAAGTTTACCATGATGAACAGCTACATCTTAAGGTTCCCACATACAAAGAAGAGTACAGAGATGGATATGGAGGATGGCATATTGAAAGGGGTGGCCCGCCAAAACCAACAGGTGCAATTTGGTTGAGGATAAGTGCTAATAAAACCACTAGAAACGGCATAGACATTTGCGAACCTATAATTGACCCAATTCGCGCGAAATAACTTGCAAGAGATGTAGCGATTTATACAATTCGGATCATGGCTAACTTAATTACTTGGTTTGATACGAATTTACCCACCGAAATGGCAGACAACGCATTAAGGGAGTTGTTGCCCTCCGAAACTGGCCTTGCGTTAGGCACGGTAGGATCAGGGTCAGTTAATAAGGTAATCAGGGATAGTTCAGTTCATTTTTTTGGAAGTAGCAATTGGGTAGCTGGTTTAATTTGGTATTATTTGCAAAAAACCAATAAAAACAATTTTGGTTATGATATTACTGACTTTGATAATGGAAGATTGCAATATACCGTATATGGATCAGACCAACATTATGAATGGCATAAAGATCAAGACCTTGAAAGTTTTTATCAACCTAAATTAGTAGACTCATCTGCTCTTAGGAATACTGATAAGGTTGAGCTTGATTCTGAAAATGTACGCAAGCTTTCCTTCTCACTTTTAATATCAGACCCATCTGAATTTGAGGGAGGAGAGTTACAGTTTAAAGATAATTCTGGTAGCACACATATAATGACTAGGGAAAAAGGAAAGTTAGTTGTTTTTGATAGCAGAACCCTCCATAGGGTATCACCAGTTGAGAAGGGAGTTAGAAGATCAATTGTAGGTTGGGCTGTAGGCCCACGTTGGAAGTGAATCTAAAATCATTTTCATTAGTATCTACTTTTAATTTACTAGCAGAATTACATTTATGTATATCTGCAATAAGGAGGCTTTATAGTGAGATTCCAGTATATGTAGCGACAGATTCAGAATCCATAAGTTATATAAAATCATGGGGGTTTAAATATGTAATATGCCTACCTTGGTGCGATGAAGGTGAGCTATATAAAGTTGATGTTTCTGCAGTGCAAGGTGACTCATATCACTCAGCTGCCATCATATCCAAAAAGTTTGATATAATGGCATTAGCTATAAGAGATAGTGGTAGTACACTTTTAATAGATTCTGATGTAATTTTAGTTCAGCCGATTGATCAAGCAATATGGTCTGGTGCTGATGCTATGCTTTCGCCACATTACTATGCCATGAGCCGTGAAAGTAACTCAAGAAAGTATGGGGTATATAATGCGGGATACACTTATGCGAATACTCCAGAAGTGCCTACTACCTGGAAAAAGCTCTTTTTTGAAGATAGTTTCTTTTATGAGCAGGAGTGCATGAATCGTTTACCAAACTACTTTGACTGTTTTAATTTCAGTAGAGCCCATAATATTGGATTTTGGAGATTTGAATACAAAAACGCCTATGCGAAAAAACCTGCACATTTATATAGAGAGTCTAAATATCTAATAGCAGAGTGCGATATGGACTTACAGGGTAATGGTTACTCTTTTCATGTTAGGCTTGGTGAATTTGACTATAAAAGTAAAGCCACACAAGAACGAATGGAGGTTTTTAAAAAAGAAGTTATAGGATATATACCATCATCATTAATTGACAATAAAATTATAGTACCAACGCAAGTTATTAGTGTAAGAGAAAATGAAGAAATGAAAAAGCCTAAAGCAAAAGATGAATGGGGTAATTGTAATATACTGTTTGAGACAAGCAACCCAGATGGTAAGTTTAATCTTGGAAGCCAACCAGCATTAACAACACATAGGGGTGGTTGGCTAAAGGTTTTAGAGGCAATGGCTGACCTCAACAATGTCCGTGGTGTTTATTGTGAAACTTTTATTGAAAGTATCTTTGACTGGTTTCGCAGGAAAAACGAAAAAGGTAATACTATCCCAATAAAAATTCCCTGGGTTGGATTTATCCATAATCCTCATAATATACCCGAATGGTATGGTGGGTGGGATGGGTCTGATGACCCATTGTTTCATCAAAGCCTGGATACTAATTTGGGGATTTACACGATGTCAGAATATCACGCCAAGGGTTTAAGGAAATTGTTTCCGAATGTTCAATTTGAGTCTATACTGCACCCATACCCTGATGAGGATGTGCCTCTTTGGCAGGGGGAATCAAATCAATTAATTAGCGTCGGCTGGTGGCTTAGGAGGCAAACATCTATTTATACAGTAAATGTACCACAAGGATGGGAAAAAATTAAAATTTGGCCTTACGCAAGATATAGCAAGCCAATTGATAATGTTAAATCTCGTTTATCAAGTGAAGCAGAATATCTTGATATTGAACTACCGCCGATAAAGCACCTATATAAGCTCTCTAATAATAAATATGACGCACTTTTGACCGAATCCGTGGTATTGCTTGATTTGTGGGATACAAGTGCTAATAACACAGTTCTTGAGTGCATTCAAAGGGGAGTACCTATGGTGGTAAGAGACCATCCAGCGGTTAGGGAATATCTTGGTGATGAGTATCCATTATATTTTAATGATTTAAGTGAAGTAAAAGAGCTTTTAGGGAGAATAGATGAGGCATCTGAATATTTATTAAATTTAAAAAACTCCAATAAGTTTACATTACAGAGTTTTGTATCTAACTTAAAGGATAGTGATATATATAAAAAAATATGATTTAATCTTTATACACCTGACCAAAACTGGAGGTGAGAGCGCGCTAAGTGCTTTAGGTAGTAATCAAAAAAGACACAATCCTGTGTCAGCTATAATTGATGTAAATTTTAGAGAAAAATACGCGAAGCAATTAAAGTTTTATGAGGTTTTATCTAATTATAATTGGGAAAGATACCTTGCAAGAATTTTAAATAATTGGCATAAGCCTAAAATCACATTTGTGCGTAATCCTTGGGATAGGCTAGTATCAGAATTTTCATATAATAAAAATAAAAATATAGAACCTCGTGAATTTGACGAAGTTATTTACTCATTATTGGAATGTACTGAAGATATATGGAAATGGTCTCAATGTAAGTGGCTCGTTCATGAGGGTAAAAATTATGCAGATAGGGTTTATAAACTAGAAACCGATATTATGGAATTTGAAGAGGATTTCAATGTGGAGTATCCTCATTTAAATCAATCTAGTCGTGAACCATATCAAAATTATTATAATGAAAGAACAAAAAAAGTTGTAGAGCTAATATTCGCTGACGATATAAAGGAGTTTGGTTATGAGTTCTAAGGCAATTTTTGTTGTAAATACCTATACTAAAGCAGAAGATACAAAGGGTTTCTGTCCTGACAAAAAGTACCCAGGCTTGTATAACGCGATCAATAATTTGGTTATACCAAGTCAAAAAAAATATGCCGCAGATTGTGGTGCTGATTATATTGAAATTAAAGATACCGAAAAGATTACAGGACGCCCTTGGCTCGATGCGTGTTGGAGAAATTTAACGATATTGCAAGATATGGTAGGCTCACCATATAGTGAAATACTTTTTTTGGATTGTGATATTGTCATCGAAGACTGTGCTCCCGATATTTTTAATAATACTTACTCTGGGCATCCGGTTAATGAAAAAAATGCAACAGTAGCGCAGGATAGACTAAAAAGCTTGGGTTATGGAGAGGTTGAAAAAAAATATATGCATAACACTTGTTGTGTTTTATATACCAGAGAGATATTCGAGCTATATTCTTGTTTTTTAAAACTTCCGATTATGGAAAAAATAAAATCAGATTTCATTTCTGGAAGCTTTCCTAATGCTGATATGGATGTTATGCCGATTATTTGCAAAGCATATGACTCAGTTTTACAAACAAAACTGAATATAAGATATAATGCTCTACGACCAGAAGGTCGGCTTGGAGCTTTACGTCCTGGTAATTTTTGGGAAAAGTTCTATGAAGAAGGGAATGAGGCCTACTTTACACATTATGTGGGGCAAAACAAAAAGGAATTAGTAGAAAGATACTTGGATCAATAGTGAAAAAAATATTCGGATCGCTTAATGAGGAAAAAAATTGTCAAGATATATGGAGAAAAAAGAACTGGTACTAATTATTTGACTACACTTATCTTAACAAATTTTATCGATACCACGGTTTTTATGAATGTAGGAGGGTGGAAACATGGAAAGTTTATTGAAACTCCAAATAAAACAAATCTTCTTAACACTGTAGACAGAATTACAAAAGACAAAATCAACGTTGATGAAACTATAAGTCTATTTACTACCAAACAAGTAAAATTCATTATAATTATTAAAAACCCATACATGTGGATAAAATCAATGTCAGAAGCGGATAGAAAGCCAATAACACCAGCTTTTGTAAAAGATCATATAAATTTGTGGAATGATCATTACTCTGATTACATGAAGTATATACAAAATGAAACTGCTCTTTTAGTAAAATATGAATCATTGTTAATAGACCCTATTGGTACAATGAACTCAATAAAAACGAAATTCAATTTAACAACAAACAAAGACTATGTTTTCGAGAAAAGAAAACTACTTGCATGTTCTGACAGTGCATTGGGATCAACTATGAACAAAATATGTGATACATCTCGCTACACAAACTTAGATGTATCCAAACATTTGAAAAAGAATATAATTGAACTCATTAATAATACAATTGACACTAATTTGATGCAATTTTATGATTATAATGAAAATATTTCAAATAGGGCATCATAGGTGCGGAACTACTTCTTTTCATAGGTTTTTTAACCTTTTCAAGATTCCATCTTGCCATATGAATGCAGGAACTAAAGACAGTCCTTTGTTCTTAGGTAAAATTCTTGTTGATAATCTAGCAAACAATAAACCCTTACTAAGTACAGTTGAACATTTCGTTGCATATACGGATATGGAGTATGGTAATAATATTAAACATAGAAAAGTTGGATATAAGTTATATCAACAACTAGACCAGCAGTATCCAGATTCACTATTTATTCTAAATCATAGACCAATTGATAACTGGATAAATAGTCGCCTCAAACTTAATGGCGGTAATTGGGCGAAAAATATGGCCAAAGGCTACAATAGTCATGATGAAATGCTAGAGGCATGGAAAAGTGATTACCACGACCATCACAAAGAGGTACGCGATTACTTTTTCGGTAGAGACTGCCTGCTTGATTATGATATTGAAAATGATAACCCATCAAAATTATGCGATTTTTTTAATCCGAAGTTCGTTGCCTATGGCAGAGTGCTGTTAGATTGTAATAAATTTCCTTGGTCGCATAAAACTATATGAACATACAAGGAATAGTAATAACCCACCCTTCAAGAAGAAAAAAAGCGAAGCTTTGGATAAATGATCCTAACTTTATTGAGCAAGAAGCAATTTTATTTCCTTTTTTTGCAAGAAATGCCTACTCCTTTGTTCGTTCATCTGCTGAAATGGGATGCAAAATAGCTCACCATATGGCAAATATAAAAGCACTTAATTCAAATGCTGATTATTTTTTAATTTTAGAGGATGACGTGATATATAGAGATGGATGGCTAGATGACTTGCGAAAATTATACGATTTGGCTGAATCCCCTTCTATTATCAATCTTTGCGAGCATAGAGGCCCCAAGTCTGTAAAAACATTAAAAACAAGACAAATAAGCTTAAATCCATATATTTATGAGATAACTGAACTTAATCATGGAGGAACAGGCGGAACCGTTGCTACTTTTTTTTCGCGCAAAGGGTTGGAATTTATAGTAAATGCATATAATACAGAGCAAGAAACTGTGGTTCATAATCCTGAAATTATATATCCTTCTGATGGTATGCTGAGTCGCAAAAATCTGCCTGAATTTCATAAACAAGGTTTAACATGGATGAGCACCGGCAATGTTTATAAGCAGCATAAGACATTTTTTAGCCCAATGAATATAGATTCAATCATACGAAACGATGCATTACGATAATATTGAAATAGGAACCTCCAATTGGAATACCCTGATACAAGATACTAGAATAAAAGGTAACGGCATTTGCGTTGAACCAAATAAAGAGCAAATAGATATGCTACCAGATAGGGAGGGGTGGAAAAAAATAAATGTAGCCCTTGGATATGATGGCGTAGCTATACTACATAAAGTTGAGCAAGAGCATATTCCTTTTGGTAAAAAGTATCTAGGAGGAACCTCAACCATAGACCAGCCAATTATAAATAGACAAGCAAGGGAGTTACCTACTATTAAATGTGAAGTTGAGTGTCAATCAGGTCAAACATTTGTAAAAAACAACAATATAACTTCAATTGGTCTATTAAAGTTAGACTGTGAAAATTATGACTCTACCATTTTAGTGCAAATTTTAGAAGTGATTACCGAAATAGGTCAAATTCAAATTGAATCTGGTCATTACAATTATTGGGGCAGGGTTAATAATAAGCATTTAATAGATTACGTAGATGCATTAAGGTTGCTGGAAGCGCGTTCATATAGTCATGAAGTAATTGAAGGTGATACCCTTTGGACACATGGAAAATAATATATTTTGTTTTTGGACTGGCGAAAATAATATGAGCCAAAATAGGAAAAAATCCCTAAAGCTTTTGCCTATCCAAACCGAATGTAAAATTACTTTTGTGACTCCTGATAATTTACATACTTATATTAAAAAGGATAACCCTTTGCATCCAGCTTATGATTATTTATCTGAAGTGCATAAGTCAGATTACTTAAGGATATATTTCATGAAATTCTACGGAGGGGGATACCATGATATAAAGCAAGCAACAGGAAGCTGGGTAGATAGTTTTTCTTCACTAAAAAAAAGTGACAAGCAAATCATGGGATTCGCTGAAGGCAAGTATGGCCCAAATAAATTTTTTAGAAGACATTGGAAAAAACTAATAGGTACGAGTGCATTTATTTGCAAAAAGGATTCTATGATTACTAATGATTGGTATAGTAAAGTTGTTTCTCTCTTGGATAAGAAGCATGAAAAATTAAAAAAACATCCATCCATGAATCCACGTGATAAAACCAAAGAATATCCTCTTTTTTGGTCTGAGCTACTAGGTAATATATTTCATGAGGTCTTACTAAGTTACCCCGACCAAATATTAAACTCATTACCTAGACCCGTCTGCAAGGACTACTTGTAAAGGTAACTCAAAACCCTATATAATGATATGAATTAGGTGGTGCTAAGTAGAAGGGGGCAATTAAAATTAGCCCCTTCTACGTGTGCAGAACTAAATGAAAGCAAGGAAGTACAAGAAAACTTACAAAGTATTTATATGTGGGTCATGCATACCCAAGTATGGATGGAAAAGGCAAGACCTCTTAGAGATAAAATTTGGTCAATGCAATAAATGCGGCAAGGTAACTAAAAGCCTTTACGAGACCCCAACTTTGTACAAATAAAAAAGGCGAGGAGAAAAAGGGAAACCATTACCCTAAAAACTCCCCGCCTATACAACAAAAGAAAAGAAATGAATCTTTATATAATATAAGGTCTGAAACTTAGCTGAAATGCAACCTTATTTATTAAAATAATAAAAAAGTTCAAAAAGTTTTTGAAAAGTATTGACTTGGGTTAGCTCTGCGCTTCTTATTACGTCCTTAACCCAAAACAAAAGGAAAAATATGAATGAAGTTCAAGAGTATGTGGAGAAAAGAGCAGTTGGAAATTCTGCTCCTGTGTTTCAAAACCTAGATAAGCAAATGTCATCTATTACGCAATTAGGTGATGCTTTATATAAAAGTGGATTTGCTGGATGTCAAAAAGTAGAGCAAGGCGTAATCATAGCATTCACTTGCCTTGCGGAAAAAATTACCCCTATTGAGTTTGCACGATCATATGATATCATCCAGGGGCAACCTACAAAAAAAGCAGCAGTAATGCTCGCTGAACTGAGAAGCAAACACCAAGGCGACTTTGAGTGGACTGCGGATGGTGAGGATGGAAAAAAGGCAACCATTGTAATTACATATAAAGGTAAAAAGAAATCGCCAGTCAGTTTTACAATCGAGGAAGCAAAATCTAAGGGTTTGGCAAGTAAGCCTAATTGGAAAATGCATTTACCAGAAATGCTTCGTGCTAGGGCTAGTACAAAAGCATTACGTATGCATGTCCCTGAAATCGCGGCTGGTATTTATGACCCAAATGAAATAGAAGATTCGATTGATATTTCAGTTTCACCTGAGATGCCTATTGTGCAAGATGATTTTACTCCACAAGATTTAAAAACAGCATTGGATTCTATCTCGCCTGAACTTTCAGATAAGGCTACTGAACTAATTTTGACTCGATTCAAGGTCAAGTCACTAAACAAACTGACATCTGCCCAATCAACGCGAGTGATGGCTAAGTTTGATTCATTCATCGAGGGTATTTCTTCAGATGGATCATCACAAACATAGCCCCTCCTCGTTTCCCATGAAAAACCGTTGCCCGCAATATGAGGCGGGCGCGGTTGGGGCGGCGGCACATAGAGGCACGGCAATGCATGATGCATTAGCAAAAATGATGGGAGCTGAACCCACACTCGATCTTTTTGAATTAGAAGAGGGAGATAGTAAAGAGGTAGAGTGGGCTTATGATAAAATTAGATCAATGACGACTGAAACTTGGCCAACTGAAGTTGAGCTGAAGCTGTCATATCATGACTCTAAATATAAAGAAATTTACTTTGGTCATGGTGATGTGGTGAATGGCCCAAATTTATTTGATCTCAAGACTGGAGAGCAACACTCATATTGGCATCAGATGGCGGCATATGCATTAGCTTTGATGGACGAAAAGGGTTATGGAGTAGTAAATGTACATTTGGTATTTTCAAGGTATCAAAAGGTGCAATCTTTTGCGATCACTAGGGAGCAAGCAGAGCCAGCGATTTTAGATATAATTACTAGATGTTCTGACCCTAATGCACCCACGAATCCTAATGAATTTTGTGGTTGGTGTAAGAAAAACATCGTTTGCCCTGCAGTTAAGGAGCGAGTTAATGCGATAGTAAGCTATAATGACTGGAAATTAGATAGTTATAACCCAGCAGAAATACTTAAAGACCCAAAAGAATTATCAAAGGCTATTTTTTTAAGTCGCATGATGAAGAAGTGGGTTGATGCGATCGAGAAAGCCTCGAAAAAACATGATCAAATTCCTGGATTTCAATGGAAAGAGGTAAAAGGGCGAAAATCAATCAAAGACTTACCTGATTTATTTTTAGACTTAGGCAACAAATTAAGCCATATACAATTGGATGATTTCTTGAGCAAATGTTCTTTATCAATTGGAGCTCTTGAGGCGTATATATCAAATGCTATGGGCGTGTCTAAAAAAGATGCAAAAAAATATATAGAAACACATTTCAATAAACATATAAAAACAGCAGAATCATATAAAAAACTAGAGGAAAAAAAATGAGTATAGAATACGAATATCAAGATATGGATAATAACACACCAAAAGCAATCCCTGCGGGTGAATATAATGTAAAAGTCGTGGGGCATGAATTTGGAATGTCTAGCACGGGAAAAGACAAGCTCACACTTGATCTGCATTTTTCTGAATTAGATGCTAATTTAAAAGCAGATTTATATTTTACGCCAGCCGCAGCTTGGAAGTTTGATACGGTGTTAAAGTGCTTTGCTCCTGGAAAGGGCAAGAGGTTGCCTGCAAAGGGCGATCGCATAACAATCAACTCTGGGTTCATTCAGGAGTATGTAATGGACTCAGAGGGCAAAGTTGTCGTTGTGGAAGAAGTCTATATGGAAAAAAAGAGATCAAAGGTGGACAAGTACCTGGCGGGTGCTCATCTTGAGATTCCCGGCGCGGGCAGTGGTCAGGCTAATTTATTAGAAGATGAAGAGGAGGATGAAAATGTTCCATTTTAACGGTACTTTCATGGACTTATTCTATACTTGCTTCTTTCTATTGGGGGTACTTTGGACTGGGCTATTACTATTAATCGCAGTCGTTGCGATTATTTCAAACTGGCGAACAAAAAGTTTAGCAAAAGATGAAAGGCAGCGAGTTATGAATATGCTTGATCCCGAGAAAAGAAAACAGAAAGTTGAAGAACTTCTAAAAGATACTAACGAAAAATTAAAAGATATAAAAAAGGAGGAAGAAAAAGATGGCAAATCCAAAAAAGGTAAATGAAGAAGATGATGCTGAAGCTGAAGCAAGAGCATCAGAAGAGCGTGCAGAGCGTGAGGTTGATGAAAAAAGTGGTGATGAAAAAAGTGGTGATGAAAAGTATGGTTTTACGCCTGAGCAAGTAAGAGATTTTCGTATTGCTTATGACTCGAAATGCAGGGAAGGTATTCCACCAAAGAGCATGAAGGATACCATGACTGATCCACATGAAAACACAATCCCAATGGCGTGGGCTTATTATGTTTTAGAGTTTTGGGAAACTTGCGTGATATGGCCACCCCAATCTCGTGTTTATGCCAAGCACCCTGATTTAGGTGAATCTGATAAGTCTTGATCTTGGCGCAAAGTGTGGATGGGCAAGCATATCAGATGGCGTAGTAAATTCAGGAACTAAAAACCTCTCCCTCACAAGATTTGAGGGTAGAGGTATGCAGTTTTTAAAATTTAAGAAGTTTCTAAACCACCTAGCAGAGGCGGTGAATCCTGAATTAGTCACACTTGAGGAAGTGCGACGTCATTTAGGGGTTGATGCGGCTCATGCTTATGGTGGATATCTTGCACATGTTACAGCATTTTGCTCAGGAAATATACCTGAGATTCCGTTTTGTGGAGTACCCGTTGGAACTATAAAAAAACACGCAACAGGTAAAGGAAATGCTAGTAAGTCTGATATGATTGCAGCCGCGGAGAAGTTATTCCCCGACCAAACCATAGAGGACGATAATCAAGCTGATGCACTTTGCCTATTAAATTATACAATAAAGGAGATTATATGAAACCAGGGAGAATACCTGATAAAACAGAGGAGTACTTAAAAAACGGAGCTACGCAGGGTCTTAGGAATGCCGCCCTAATGGATGCGGCGTGCCAAATGAGGGATGCTAGATGGCCTATACATTTGATAGAGGACTTATTGCAAAAAAGAGGCTCAGCGGATGGCTTAAAAGATGCCGAAATAAATGCGACTATAAAAAGTGTTATGTCTAAAGCACCGCGAGAGCAGATTGGAGAGTCCAAACCAAGGCAAATGCCAACAGGATCGTCATATAAGGTAAATTATGAGCCTGAGCCTGAGCCTGAGCCCGTTGTCTATGCACTAGACGAGGCTGATGAGTTGCCAGAGGCTATGGAGGATGGAGCAATAAAGCTCTTAGATCACTTATATAATAAGAATGATAAGATTCAAATAGTATGCGGGAAAAAGAATGAAGATGGCGGGGAGTCACCAACTGGTGGTAATGCAATATTGCCTATTTCTGTGTTTCTGGAAAAAATTAAACAAAAAGGTGGAGCTGGAGAACTATTTTCAGCATCAGATGAAAATGGTAAAGTGAACCAAGGTTTATATTTTTCAATTAACCCACTATTTGATAGCAAACTTGGTCGCAAAAAGAAGAATGTTGCAAAACTTGATTATGCATTACTTGAGTTTGATACAATTTCAATAAAGCAACAATGGCAACTGATCAAAAAATCAAAAATACCATGTGCCTCTGTCTCTTACTCTGGAAATAAATCTTTGCACGCTTTGGTGCGAGTCAATGCGAAAACTGAAAGTGAATATACTGAAAAGGTAAACTTTTTGTTTAATCATTTTAGTGAATATGATGTTGATACTCAAAATAAAGACCCCTCTCGCTTGAGTCGTTTACCTGGAGCACTTAGGGGAGATACCGATAAGGAGCAAACTTTATTATCTTTAGATATTGGTTACAAGTCTTGGGAAGATTGGAAGTCTTCATTGGAGGATAACTTCCCAGAGATAATGACTCAGGAGGATTTCTATAACGAGGAGCTATCTGAGCCTCCATGCATTATAGAGGGTTTACTGCACAGACAATTGTCCTTAGTTATAGGCGGGAGTTCAAAGACTTACAAAAGCTGGACTCTATTGGATATGGCCATGTCGGTATCAAATGGTACTGATTTTTGGGGAATGAAGACAGTTAAGGGTAAGGTATTGTATATAAACTTTGAGATACCTGAATATTACATGAGGGAAAGACTCAAAGCAATATCAGATGCGAAGGGTATAGACTTACCCTCAAGGAATTTGCATGTCTGGAACCTCAGAGGTAGGGCTTGTGCTTTAGAAAACATTAGACCTAAGTTTACAAAGGTGATGGCAAATGCTAATTTCTCGATGGTTATACTTGATCCCATATACAAAACCTTGGGCAATAGAGATGAAAATGCAGCTGGTGATATAAACTCACTTATGAACGAAATGGAGCACCTTGCACTTGAAACAGGGGCGGCAGTAGTTTTTGCCACTCATTTCTCAAAGGGGAATCAAGCATCAAAGTCACCAATAGATCGCATATCAGGAAGCGGTGTCTTTGCGAGATCACCTGACACTATATTAGTCATGACGGAGCACGAGGAAGAGGATTCATATACTGTTGATTCTACTGTGAGAAACTTTGATACACCAAAACCTTTTGTGGTTAGGATGCATTTTCCATTATTTCAGAGAGTTTCATCTGATCCTGCTAAGCTAAAAAGACCAGGTGGAAGACCACCCGCCGATGATTGTATTCCAGAAGTATTGCAAATATGCAGGGGGGAGGATTTTCTTAAGCAAACTGATGTTATAAAAATGATGGAAGAAAATGGTCATAGTCAATCAACCGTTAAGAGGCAAATAGCAAAGGCGGTAAAGGAAGGACAACTTGAAAGAAAGTCGTCTCCCGGAAAGCCATCAGTTATACGTAAATCACAGGAGATTATATATGTGCCGGGCGAATAAAGGTGAACCAAAACCATTATATATATTATGGTGGGGCTTTGCCACCCACACCATTAATTGACATAAGGATATAGTCTAGTGATACCTCAATTTGATGGAAACAACCTTTTTGCCGCTAGTGGCGATTTCATAGGTTGTATAAAAGATAGAAGACTAATGCGCATCATGGATGGTGACGAATTTCCAGAATCCTTTCCATTGTGCGAGTTTGCTATAAATGAGTATGGTAAACTATTTGAAGTACTAATAATAAATGACCAAAGCACAGGGATGCTATTAAAGATAGATAGATGCAAAATAAAGCTTGTCCCTTCCGTGGATGGTTACTACAATATAAAATATGATGATATGGAGCCAATAAATGATTTGTGATTTACTAAATAATAGTGCGCCCACAGTGTTGGGCCTTGAAAGAACTGAGTACAAGTTGCTCATTCCGATAATAATAGCTTTTAAGGGTGTTGAGGGGGCTGATAGAGGTTTGGCATATAAGTGTCATACATGGCTATATGGGTGCATCATGAAGATTAGCCAAATGAGAGGGTGGATGGTTGATGATATTTATAGGGGCAATGAATCCGTGAAGGTTTCTGCTGAATGCACAAATGATGGGATGGCATTTACCATCTTTTTAGAAGAGTTTCAATTTTCAAAACTAACTGTGGAGGTTGCTTAATGTGGATACTACCGACAAAGAAATTACAGCGATTAGCTTATTTAGCGGATACGGAGGTCTCGACCTTGGAGTGCGAAAAATTATACCAAACCTGCGAGTCGTCGCTTATGTGGAGATCGAAGCCTATGCGGATGCACTCTTGGCGTCGAAAATTTCAAAACATAAAATGGATGAAGCGCCTATTTTTACTGATGTTACCCAATTCCCTAGCGAAGAATTTCGTGACAAAGTACACCTCGTCATTGCCGGATATCCGTGCCAAGACTTTAGTTTTGCCGGAAACAGAGCGGGACTGGAGGGAAATCGTGGAAAAATGTGGGGATACACCAGGTCAATTATTAATGGGGTCAATGCTAGAGCCTTCTTCGGAGAAAATGTCGACGGGCATCTCTCGCTTGGATTCGACACAGTCGTCAGCGATCTGGCAGAAGATGGTTATATGGTTAAGGGAGGACTATACTCTGCGTTCGAAGTTGGTGCGCCTCACCTTAGAAAACGAATTTTCTCGCTCTCATTCAAATCAGACCCAAGAGAAGAACCCTGGGCGTCAAGAAATAGAGGAAATCAAGGATGGGTCGACATCAATGAAGCCAAGTTCCAAGCTCTCACAACAGGAAGAGTTGAGTTGGGCAACCCCATCGACAATGGACATACTACCACCAAGGAGTCCAGAGAAACTGAAGGAAGCGAAAAAGAAGGGTGGTTGCAAGAATCTGAGGGAGGATGTAGCGAGGGAGGAGATACCACCAAACCTTTGGCCAACGACGAGAGCGAGCGACGGGGGAGCAGGGACAATGAAGGCGGAAGTGACCCCAGGGGGGTTCAGGATGAAGAGGGAGAGATCAGGCGAAGTATTCGGAGCGAGGCTGGGGGAAGCAGTGGAAGCGATGGAGAATTGGCCAACACCGATAGTGACGGATTCCACGGAGATGGAGACGGTGAGCAGTTGGGAGAAGAGAAAGGAAAAGAAGGCTCAGCAGGGCATCAACCTACACAAGCCATTGAGAATAGCCGTACAACTGAAGAAGAACACTGCCTCATGCTCGCAAAACTCTACGATGAAGGATTCCCAGGAACAGAGCAATGTGATGGAGAATTTAGAATCAAGTTTGAAACAGAACACCCACATTTGCCAATCAGATGGCCATCAAGACCAGGGCGAGAGCAGCAAGGATGGGAAGAACCTAGAACCATCCTCTTGGGCAACCCCAAGGACTCTGGATGCGAGCAACCTGATGATGAACACAAAGAAAAGGGGCAAGGAGAAGGAGAACACACTTTGCGGTCAAGCAGCAAAACAAGTAAAAGCAAGAAAACTGAACCCATCATGGGTAGAGAGCCTAATGCTGTTACCCGCGGGTTACACGAAAATAGAATCGAACGACTCCGAATGTTAGGAAATGGTGTTTTATGGCTCACGGCATCTAAAGCTTTTTCAGAATTATTAGATCAGCATGAAGAACATTTTAAAGAATTGGATAAGCTTGGAAAACTATGAAAGATTGGAAAAATTTGCTAAAAAATTTAGCACCAGCGAAATAAATTACTGTTTGGTAGTTGACGATGAAGACCGTATTAACATTAATAAGCGAGCACTAGAAAACTATCTTTCTCACCAAGTAGAAGATATTTCATTTACCATTATTGATATTTCTTCCTTGCCAAAAGATACAAGTACTTGTTTAGTTATGAGAAAGCATGAACCCAAATGAACATGTTGGTGATACATCTCCTATGGAGGGAGCACCTTTGTCTCTGACTAAGAAATACAAAAAAGATCATAATTATTACTTTTATTACTTAATCAATTACCTACCCGACCCAATGGCTAGACAAGATATTGTAAAATACGAAAAGGTTGTCATGACTCAATCCACACCTTCTAGTGAAATAGGAAAGTATAAGATCACATTTGCGGATGGTTCTGACATAACACACCAATCTATAGAAAAGCATTGCCCTGAATTTACTTGGCCATCATTCCCCCTTGTTTGCGATAATGAAAATGACGCAAAAGTTTTTAAAAGGTCTTGGGAGTTATTTATCATAGGTCAAAGTAAAGTCCTAAACAAGTAGCGTTGACATAAGTCTATATGGTAATGCCATATAGAGAAGGACATTTAGGAGAAAGACTTAACCGATACCCAGAGGGGCATCGAGGTTACGCAACGCCTGATGTAAAATACCCAAAAGGTAAGTTTAAGGCAGGGAAAGAATATAGACCCACAGTTGTATCTGGCAGGGAAATAGATAAGAGAATGGGTCTTAAAATGGGTCAAGTTGATACTAAAGACCCTTTTCATAATAAAGATATTCCAGAGGGTCTTGTTGAGAAAAAAGATAAGATGAAAGAGCGATTAACCGCATTAAGGAATAAATTGGATGAGAGTGCTTCTCAAAGAATAGCCAAACAAGAAAACGAAGAAAATATGTCATCAATAAATAGTTTACTAATAGAGTTCAGCAGGATTAAAAAATATATAAGAACTGTCAGCGGCAAAAATGTAAAAGAGGCGAGGCAAGCTCTATCTAAAACAGATAAATCAAAGACTCTTGGTGAGCGTATGAGAACCTTAGATCCGGGAGGCTATGAGAATAGTGAGGCATATAATTTAGCTAACAATAAATTAAGAAAAGCCAGCAGTGAAAGACGTAAAGCCTTAAGAAAAACTGGAGCAGCAGTTGGAGCAACAGCAGCAGCTGGGGCAGTAGGAGCAAGGCTTTATAATAGGAAAAAAGCACCAAAGGGTTATCATTATATGCCAAATGGAAAGCTAATGAAAGGCTCTACCCATAGATGACGACTCCCAAAAACATGGTAATTGGCGAGGTAAAAGCCTTACTTCATAGATGGGGTGAAGAAAGTGACCTGAATGATGAAGAATTACTTGAGTGTATAGATATTGCTGTAGCAGAATACTACGACGAAGAAGTTGTGGATTTTGAAAGTGATATAACTATAGACGAAGATGAATAAGCCAGGCACATATCATGGCGAACGTAGAATTAAGGGGTTTTCTAAATTACCTGTTAATCACGAGTATGTTGTGGTTGTGCCAAAGAGCAAAAGGGGTTTATCCAAAGAAGCTAGAAAGAGTTTAGTAAAAGTAGGAGATCGAGATGTATTAGTCGCAGGGGCTTACAGGCGTAAAACCAAAGCTGGCGATAAGTTAAAATCTAAATTGGGCGATCGCAGTGATGTTAGTGTAGTTCAAAAAAAGCAGGGCAAAATTAGAAAAGTTAAAGATAACAATCCAAATGCTACTGCTAATCGCATAGCTAAAGAATCCAACAGTTTTAAAAGCAGAGATTACCCGGGGGTGTTGAGAAACATCGCGGGGGCTGGAGATAATTCTAATACCTATGTTAGGTCATTATTATCTAAAGTTGGAAAAAGCCCTGCATTGCCAAAAAGTCGTTTAAACCCAGGATCAAAAAGAAAAATGGATTTATCATCACTTGAAAATATATTTGAATTAGGAGCATGGACTCGCAAGGAAGGTAAACGAGAATCAGGCGGGCTCAATCAAAAGGGTGTTGAAAGTTATCGTAGAGAAAACCCAGGCAGTAAACTCAAAACTGCAGTTACACGCGATCCATCTAAGCTCAAAAAAGGCGGCAAGTCTGCCAAGAGAAGAGCATCATTTTGCGCCAGAATGTCTGGCATGAAGAAACGGAGAACTAGCGCGAAGACTGCTAATGATCCAAACTCAAGAATAAATAAAAGCCTACGGGCATGGAATTGTTAAATAATTAAATATCATATCATGAATGACTTAATAGAACTAGGAAGAATAACTATAGGGCAAAGCTACGAGTTTGCTCAACAACTCAAGCAAGACCAGAAGCGATATCCAATATCTGCTGCCATTTCAAGCCCGCTCACGCAAGCAGGGATCGGCGGTACATCAGGAGCATTAACAGGAGCAGCATTTGGCAAAAGAGGAGCCGCAATGGGAGCACTTGCTGGTGGAGCATTAGGATATGGAGTTGGCAGGCTAAAAAACAAAATCGCCAGAAGAGGTGAGATTGATAGAGCAAATCGCCGTAAAGCCAAAGGCTTAAAACAAAAATCTGAACTAAGGGGCGCGAGATACAAATAGCGACCAAAACATGAAAAGTGCTACCCTCTCTCGATTACGGAAACGGTCTGGTTTAAATACTCAGACCGTTGCCACTTACAACGAAGAGAAGAAAAAGCGCAAAAAGCCTTTACAGCACAAGGGGCCAATGGGACAACTCAAACCCGGAGTTCATAGCCTGCAGTCCTTATTAGAAATCTTCGAGTTCGGTAAGCAACTCAAGTTACCTTTGTTTAAAGATTCAAGATCAGTATTTGAGAAACAGGGCGAGCGAGTAATAAAGTTTAGAAAGATCGCACAGAAAAGGGGAATGAAAAACCCTGAAGCTGCAGGCGAGAGGATGTATCACAAGTGGCGTAAGAAGCACGGCATCAAGCATGATGAAGGCGGATTTAAGTCAATATTAGGAAATGTAAAAAAATGAAAGTAAAAGGCAGAGTGCAAGCAATAAGATCAATCAGGCAACAGTTCTCTGATGTCGCTGATCCTCATAAGAGAGAGAAGCTTATTAATGCAGCCATGAAAAAGGGTAAGATCAAACTTAGTGCGCTAGAGAAAATATTCGAGTTCGAGGGGTTTAACCCTAATGGTCAATTTATCCCGCCTCCAAGCAAAGGGGAGTTATATGCAGAGAAAAGAAGGATTAAAGAGATGAGAGAATCTGTTGCTCGTAGTGAAGCTCGCAAAAGAAAAAGAAAAATAATACGCAGGGGTGGAGCCGCAGTAATATTAGGTGGCTTAGGCACAGGCTTAGCGATAAATGCTAAACGAAAAAAACAAAATGCCTAAAGACTCTTGCTATCATTCTGTTAAAGCCCGTTACGATGTATTCCCATCAGCGCGGGCTTCTCAGGCTATTGCTAAATGCCGTAAAGGTAAGGGCAGTGTACGCAAATCAGATAAGGGTACGAATTTAAAGAGATGGCAGTCAGAGAAATGGACTGACACGAAATCAGGAAAAGCTTGTGGTGCTGGTGGATCAAATGAGTATTGCAGACCTAAGAAAAAGGTAAGTACTAAGACACCAAAAACAATAGGAGAAATGAGTAAGTCAGAACTAAAGCGCAAGAAGGCGGAAAAGAGTAAAGTAGGCATGGGTCGTAGGGTGACTAGCCTTAGCGCACTAGAGGAAGTATTTGAGTTGGCAAAAAAAGAGAACTACAATATTAAAGACCAAGCTCTTGGATATGGAGGAGGAGTTGGGGCATTATATGCAGGTAATACAGTTGCAAAGAGATTAACCAAACGACCACAGTCTTCTGCATTTACTCGTGCACGCAAAATAAAAATGCTAGGAAAAAAGTCTAATGCTTACATGGGCGGAACAGGAGCATTAATGGGAGGCGGTGGAATTTATGTGCAAAAGCATGGAAATAAAATGAATGCAGGACTGGCTAAATATGGCCTAAAACCTGATGCAGCTTATGTGGGTGATAATATTGGAAGCAAGGGTCGGCTATGGGGGGCGACAACTAGAGATACTTTAGGGCATGAACTTGGCCATAGGAAAAACTTTAGAGCATTAAAAAGGAAAATTGGAGTTAAGAATGCAAGACGTCTGGGTCTAGCAACTGGACTTGGCTTTACTGGAGCACGGGCGGCTGGAATAGCCGCAACTGCACTGCAAAAGGATGATAAGAAGTCAGCAGTCGCAGCTGGTTTAACTACCGCAGCTATGGCTCCAAGGCTTGCAGATGAGGCGGTAGCAACAGGCAGAATAGTAAAGAGAAATAGAGCTAAAGGAATAAAGACTAGCAAAAGGTTTTTAGCTGCCAATATAGGAAGCTATGGTGCTTTAGCTGCAGCACCTTGGGTAGTTAGATCAGTTATGAAGCGCTCAAGAGATGCAAGAAAGAACAAAACAAAATGACCGAGTACTCCCCATATATATTCCTAGGACTAGGCGCGGCGCTATCCGTCCTTGGTTTCTTTCTCAAGCGACTAAAGGAAGAGGTGGACATAGTAAAGGCACGCAATCAAAGGATAGAGATAAACCAAGCGCGCAATCATGAAAGACTTGCCAATGTTGAGAAGCTACTAGAAGATCGAAGGCATGACATTAAGAAGCTATTCGAGCGTAAGTAAACAACAACGCAAAGACAAGGAATCTCTTGTTGGGGTGGGAAGAGTCGCAGGTCTGAAACTAGCGACCCAAGAGACAATTTCTAATTTTTTTTAAATGTCCCACCGAAATCTATCACAAAAGCGGTTATTGTCAGATAAAAAACTAGCAATATACGCTGAGACCGCTCCAGCCCGAGTTCATACATTAGAAGAGATAGCTATGATAATGGGAATCACTCGAGAGCGAGTCCGGCAAATTGAAAGTGAGGCTTTAAAAAAGTTATTTTTTCATTTCACGAAACTTTACAAATCAGACAATATTAGCAAAGAGGATTTTCTTTCAATATTAGCGAGCGTTGACAATGGGTAATATTATATGCCAGCTAAATCATTAATGCGAAAAGGTGCTAACCGCTTTGCCAGGGGAATGAACAAAACCCTAAAGGGAGCCAGTAAAAAATTCGGCGTTTTAAAAAAACCTGGAATGATGAGAGACTTCGGTTATGAAAATGCCGTAGTAGGCGGAGGACTTGCGAGTGCTGGAATGGCTGCATCAAAAAAAGCTAAACAGGAAAAGCTTCTGAGGAGAATGCCAAACGTTGCTTTTTCTGGAAAGCTATACGAAGATTTAGTCGAGTTCTCAATGCAACCTGGGATTGATCCAAATGTAGTTCAAAGTTTAATCGCAGAGGCTGCGAGAATTGAACAGGAAGGTCAGACTAAAATAGTTATTAGTCGACAATTATTCGAGCAACTCCAAGCGGCTTTACAAAACTTTCAAATGCAAAAACAACAAGTTGACGGACAAGCAGTTGAACGAATACAACAACAAGGATTCTCTGCGGGTTTCAATTTAATAAATTTATAATTATGCAATCACAAGATATACTATCACTACGTGCTGGTTCTCCAGCTTCAGCTCTCGATCCAATAATCATAGCTCCTGACGGATCAGGATTAGGATTAGGATACAGTTTTGATGTCCAGATCGCCAATCAAGATGCCACTGCTAATACTTTAGATATTGGATTTGACCTCCCAACGGGAACAAAGATTGAACCAACTTCAGCTACACCAACTGGAGGGCTAACAATAAATACTTCCGTATATGTTATCTCTTTAGGAAAAGGAATCATCCAACTTGCAGCTAGTCTTCAAAATGCATTTGGTTTCAATGCGACAACAGGTCTTGCTGTATCTGTAACTCCGATTTCTATATCATCTCCAGCAGTTACAACTTTTAAAATAAATGGAACTGCTGATCAAATAGTTGGGCTTAATATTCATGATGTTGACCCCAAGGAATGCGGACAACCCATTGCGATTAATACATTCACATCTAGGTATAATGTTATATTGCAAATTCCAGTAGCCCCGGCTAATGCTGTGGGAAAAGATACATTATATATCGCTAGAGCCGGATCGCCTGTTTATTCAGATGACGATGTTTCTTATTTTGACCTTGTTTCCACGACCCGACTTATGGGCTACTTAGCTCATGATGTACAGAATGACGACAAGTCCGCAGTTTCTTATCAAACAGTAGCAGTAATAAAAGTATGAATAATTTAATAGAACTAGGACGCGAAACTTTTGAGTTCGCTCATTCCTCCATTCATGACCGTGCAAGAACAAATACTTTCACGAGAGAAGAGCGTAAAAAACTCGGGCAGGCGGCAAAGAAGGGGGAGCAATATGGATCAACCGCGGCAGGAGCTGGAGCTGGAGCTTTAGCTGGAGCAGGCGCAGCAGTCGGGGGATCTTCACTTATTGCAAAACGTCGTCGGGCTGAGAAAGACAGAATCAAAAAAGGCATCCAGGGAAAAATATCTAAATATAAAAGACCTCAATCTAGATCAAATCAAGCAAGAAAGTCCACCGCAAGAACTCCGTCACGGAAAGTCGCTGACAAAGCCAGCGCAAATACTTTAGCTCGAGCACAAATGCGAATGAAGTATGGAAAGAATTGGTATCGACCAGGCGGCTCAAAGAAGAAACTTTTAGGATATGGTGCTTTAGCAGGAGCGGCACTTGGAGGGGCAGCTGGGTACTATGCGAGAAAGAAAAAGGGAGATTCTTAAGAGAGTCGCCAAAAAAAGAAGTTCAAAAGCAATAGCTTCTTTGATAGGAGCTTCTTTGATAGCTGGCACTCTTTCGCGTAATCGCCGAAAGAAAGAAGAGAGAAAAAGATATCTCGAAGCGATTGGTGCAACCTTTTCTTTCAGCGGTTTTCCATATGGGAGGCCAGTTAAAAAACCACCAGGAGGATTCGGTGGGAACCAATCTCCAGGATTACCAGGAACGCCAGTAGACGTACCCAAAGGTGGAGGAGGTTTTCCGTCCCCAGGATTACCGGGCGATCCCATTGGAACAAACAAACTTCCTAAAGCCGATCCTTTTGCACCCGATCCACCAGCACCACCGCGACCACCAGAAAAACCACCAGAAGAACCAAGAGAACCTTCCGAACAGGAGAAAAAACGACAAGCAGACCTAGCCGGGGAGAGTCGTGATTATACAGATTTAAAAAAACAAAAAAGAGACCTTGCTGGAAAATTAGCACTGCTGGAAAGACTCGATACTCCTAATGACTTATCTAAAGAAAATGAAGAGAAGTATAAGAAAACCCTTGAAGAAGCAGAAGACTTATATGAGCAATTGAAAGGTGCGGGTGAAATTGATAGCGAAGCTGAAGATGTCCTTGAATATATTGGAGGAGGAGCTTTAGAAATCCCTGAACCTGAATTACCACCCATCGAGTACGTAGAGTAAATCAACAAGTTGACAACCCAAATAAAAGTATGGCATTAAATATAGACCCAAATTCAGTTTTTCCAACGTATGAATTGCTTGAGCCTAAGCAAATTGACTCAAGCGATTTAGCGCAGGATAATTCTTCTTCTTTATTCGTTACGCAACCAGAGACTGGAACAGTTGTTGTTGAAGATGGTGTTTTAACATCAGTATCAACACACGCAACAAATAATGGAAAGTTTTACACTTCTCCTCCTTCTGTTTCTGCCACACTTTCTAATCAAGCTGAAGCAGCACAAGTAAACTCAAGTGGAGATATTACTATTGTTGGTGCTCCTGCTGGAATCGATAAATCAGTTTCTCTTGGGAATATTGGAATATCAATCGCTACAAAATCAGCTCTCGCGAATAACTCGATGTCTGATTCTGATGTTGATATCGTTTGGGACGCTGATTCAAAGTCTGCAATTAATGGAGTTGCAGCAACCGCAACTGCGCTTTCTGGTACTTATGATGCCACTCGTGGAGTAAAAACTGGAGACATTATTACAATAGCTAGTACTACTCTTACACACGGATCAGACTTTTCTGATATCGGTGGTTTGCAAAGTGCGATTCAGAATATTCCTGGAATTGATTCATCCTCAACTTTTGCGGCTGGTTCTTTTGATATTAAGTATGATGTTGCCGCTTCTGGCCCTCAACCAACTGGCACATTGGCGCAGAGCCAAACTACACCAAAGGGAGCAGTTTTAACCGCTTCTGGTTCTACCGATCTCGCCAATGCAAATAAAACTTATACCGGTGCCGCCGTAAGTGGTGGTTCTGGATCAAATTTAGAAGTAGATATATCGTGTGACAATGGTGGGGCTCCTACGATTGTAATCGCTACAGCTGGAGCAGATTATGTAGCTGCAGAAACAATGACAATCCCTTTTTCTGGGTCTGGTGGCCAACTTGCCGCTGATATTACCCTTACAATTGGTACTGTAGAAAATCAATTAATTGATGCCGCAGCCGCAGCCCCAATCCACTTCATTCAGGGAAATGAATTTGTACAAGCCGTTTTAGGTGGAGATATAAAGGACAATGTTGCCGCACAGGTCGCAAATGTTATTAATACAAGGGCTGATCTTTCAGATTATAGCGCAACAAGTAATGATGC